GAAAGCTCATGACTTTACCCGTTCAGGAGCAGATGCTAAAAAATGTGAACAAGAAAAGCAAAAGTTACTGGCTAAATGAAAGGGGAGTTTTATTATGAGTGACTACTGCCACAAAAAAGTCATAAGAATGAAAATATCAGAAGAAGAAGCCTGTGAGATATTTGGTGTTGATGACGGTTGGGGTATATCAGACTTGCTTGAGAAAACAGAGTTTGAAATCGCTCCTACATCCGATTTCTTTATTGACTATGTTCTATTTTCCAGAAATGATGCTGAAGGTGATTGGGGCAGAACAAGACGGTTAGGCAATGCTGAGTATTTAAAGTATGGTAGCAAGTTTAGAAAACTTCTTAAACGCAGAATCGTTATGCCTAATGAACTAAGACTTGTCGAATACTGTTGGTATGATTGCAGCGAAGCCCCAGATTATTTTGACGAGCCGACTGATCACGATGACTTTTACGATGAGGTGTAAACTATGAAACGAGTTTGTCCTTATGATGAGATCACGCCTATGAGTCTTACGGGTTGTCACCAGTGTGGTTTTAGACTGATTTGCTCGGAATACGAAAAGGCTCTTAGATATATGTACAGTTATATTCGTATGGGCAACTCAGCAAGGATATGTGGTAAACGGATAATGGCAGAAGATTTGAGAGACATTTATAGAAATAAGTTAGAAATGATTAGTAATAGCTTTTGGCGATGGACTTCTAATGAAGAATTGCTGAAAGATATTGCCGTACATGAGGTGAGATATTTATGAGAGTAAATGTTAAAAACTATATGTATAGATGGTTTGATGATATGTTGATTTTGCAGACCGAGGATGACAACGTTCTCTATATTTATTGCCCAAGTGAGTGCATATATAATGATGGGATTTCACGTTATTATTGTTACAAAGAAAATCTTCAAGCAAGAGAGTTGTTGGAAATTGATTATGTAGATTATCATACGGAATCAGACTCAGATATTTCTTGTGACGGAATTGCTCACTTTATTCAGTATAGGAATAATAAGAAAATCATTATGCGTGGATATAGATGTTGTAAACATAGAAAACTTCCAGATGATATTCTTAATAAAGCTGGTGGATATTGGTATCACCGAAATGATAATGAAACAGTTGAAAATGATAAAAAGAAGCGTCAGTGGTCAGATTTTATATCTGTTATAAGTGATGCAATAAAATGAAAGTCTTGTTTTATTAAGGAGGTTTATTGTGGATTACGACACGATTTACAATGGCACAACAATAGATGGTGTTAAAGCCATTACAGATGCTTTAGAACTATCAGCATATGAACATAAAAAATTAGAAAGGCATCAGAAACTAAGTCAGCTTGCAGATGAAGATGTAGCTTATACAATCAGAAAGAACGTCAATTATTTATGGGTTGATTATTACTTTGATGATGCAAAAGAATGGCTTGATATAAGAACTCAAAAATACGATAAGCGTAAAAAGTATAAGGAAAAAGATGCGTATGAATACCTTGTAAATGAAATCAAAGAAATTTTTCAAGTTGATACTTGCGAGATAATTAGAATGTGCTATGAAGGATATGAACAGTATTCCAGATGGATAGAATTTACAACCGATAGTGATTATATATTTCATATGACTATCCCAGTTGTGAAAAGAATCACGCCTAAACTTATGTCTTATGTTTATTATGGCAAGGTTACAATTGGATATTATGTAGGCGAAAATTATAGAAGAATATGTGGGGCTTCTTATAATACAACAGAATTAAAACCAATTATGGATGAAATTCTAACATCTGAAGAATACAAAAAGCATTTGTCAAAGATGAAAGAATAATTTTATCGGTAAAATAACGACGTAGAATAGCCAAAAAGTGGCTCTAAAAATTACATGAAATTTCACTTTTATGAGGAGGATGAAGATGAGTGAACTCACATTGGACGAAGCCATAAAGCATTGCCTTGAAGTGGCGGAGCAGAATGAAATAGATTCAATAACGTACAAGAACTGCAAAGAAATCAAGACCAATATGTATGAAAAGCTACTCGCAGAAAAAGTGGAGAATGACTGCTTAGAGTGTGCCGCAGACCATAGACAGCTTGCAGAGTGGCTTAATGAGCTTAAAGAAGCAAGAAAGCTATTGACCGCCACAAAGTACAGGGTGAAGCATGAAGAATGGGATATGCACGGAGAGCATTACATAGGCGATTATGCGTTATGTCCTAACTGCAATAAATGTTTTACAAATATCTATAACGGCAAAGCAGCTCCAGTTGTTACATTCTGCCCTGACTGCGGTCAGAAGATAGACTGGAATGAATAAAACGTGTCTTAGACGGCAAAGACGAATTTGAAACAAAGGAGAAATGAAAATGGCTGAAAGTTGGAATGATATATTTGGTGGACAATTTGCCAAACCAGATGTTAAACATGATAAACTAATTGCAAAAGCAGTTGAGTGTTACACCGAAAAGCTTGAAGAAGAAAATAAGGTGTTGAAAGATATTATAAGGCAGATAGATGATGCTTTTATGTCCTTTAACGGTAAGAGCAAGTCTACTGATGATATAATTAATGAGATTATTGATATTCTGAAAGTTTATAGAGATGCGTTTAGGGAGGAAGCACCATGAAAGAGTACTTAGAGCTTGAAAGGGTGCTTGATGATAGTCATATCATCACAGTACAAACAAGGGACTATGGCAGTTTAGAGGTTGTGCCTGTTGAATACCTTGCAAATTTACCAACCGTAGAACTACAAACCATAAAAGATGTAGTTGTACCAAAACTTGAAAAACATAACATAAAACGTGGTTATCCTGATATGACCGAGGGAGAAGTAGCTGCTTATATATTAGGATTCAACGAGCATGAGAAGCTTAATATGGGGCATTGCTATATTGATAATGAGGGGTACGAAAGATGTTCTGTATGTAATGAGCATGAAACAGGTATGAGATATGCCTCATTCTGCCCGAGATGCGGCGTCAAGCTGAAACACTGAAACAAGGAGAACTAACAATGACGCTTGAACAAACTATAAACGATTGTGAAAGACTTGCAGATCAGCAAGAAGCAATAATTAAAAATATTAAAAATAATTTGGCGGGTACTCCAATTAAAGAGTATATAGATGAGTGTTCTGAGTGTTCTGCTTATTCTAGGCAGATTGCAGAATGGCTTACGGAACTTAAAGAGTGGAAGGCAAATCCGTTTAGCCTGATTAAAACAGAGTGCAAAAATAATTACTACTGTAATAAGTGTGCTTTTCTCGACCATTGTCCATTTTCAAACGGGAACAGAGTTGCGGCAGAACACCCGATGGACTGGGTTGTATATTAAAGTTGCATTTTATTGGAGGTGAACAATGAATGACCAATGATAAACTTGATAAGGCTATTGCTACAAGAAAGAAAATGTCAGAGTACGATGATATAATTAAAATGCTCAATGACAATCAGTACGACCATTTTAACATACATGGAGTGTGTAGCGATGGTGTGAGCGACTACATAGACCTTTTGCCTGATGATTGTTTAAAGGCTGTAAAACAATGGTATATAGACGAGTGGATAAAGTTAAAGGAAGAATTTGAAAAGATATGAAAGCTACATTTTATCGGAGGTGAACCATGAGAGACATAAACAGACTTGATAAGTTCTACGACGAGCTTAAAGAGATACATAAGAAGAACTTTCCTGATTGGCGTTTCGGTCAGATGATAGTCAATGTGTTGGCTGATTGGCAAGCTAAGACCAAGAGAGATATTTTCTTTCCCGAAGAAGATGAGATGATACAGATATTCAGGGATTATGTAAACAAAACTTGAAACCTACGTTTTATTGGAGGTGAACACATGAGTAATCTTGAACATCTAATTGAGAATACGCTGGTAGCTATGGAAGATAATACGTTGTGCTACGAAGATATTTGTAAGCGCATTAAGAACGATGTTAACTTTCCCTACACTTCATTGTCAGCAGATGATGTGTTAGAGATATGCACATATTTTCTGTATACATGGTGTGGAACTTGCGAAAAGTGCAATAGGAGATGATAAGAGATGACAATTAATATTCAAGAACTGCTTGACAAAGGCTATAAAGAGTTCCCACCAACAAGGTTTGATACTGCGGATAAATGCTTTCAGAAGCGGTTTACGACAGAGAATGGTGATACGCTGTATTTTATCAACGTTAATATGTATTACTCTTGGGGTTCAGTTCCAGAGAATTTTGAAGTTGAAACGCAGCTCTATCAGAAAGGAACGCATGAGCCTGTAAATCTGAAGTTCTTCTGTGATTGGACTTTGGCAGATGTCGAGGATTATGTGCAACGAATTTACGAAGTGGGGTTTGAGCCGTATGAAGAATCGTGATTGGTTAAACAATATGGCACTTATTGATATGCTAAATATAATTAACGAGCGATTTGATGGATGTTTTGTTTATAGAATGGAAGAACAAGATTTTAATTCCATAGACGGGCGTTGTGAGAAATATAATTGGGACTGTTACAAATGCATCGCAGCGTGGTTAAACGAGGAGAATTAATATGACCACATATGAATTATTCAGAACACAAGACAGAGGATTTTTTGAGCCTGTAAATATGATTGATGTCAAGGAAGTCATTGCCAACAATCCTAACGGAATGTGCCTGTGGGTTCAAACGCCCGATTACTATATGGAAGTTGACTGCCCTGATAGGTATAACATGAACGCAAGGTTTGATGTTGAGGGCAAGATGTTGGTCAACAAGCTGTTTCCTTATAGCTTTACAGGCTTCATGGACGCTTGCAATTGGTTTGATGAGCAAAGAGCTACTTACCGCTTCGCTGAACTTATAGGGAGGAAGAAACCGTGGACATCAGACAGCAGATAGTCGAGCTTTGCAAGGAGCGCATAGCCGCCGCTAAAGACAAAAAGGAACTGCGGTTGTACCTATATGATATAATCGCGGCTCTTAATGGCGGCGAGAGAAATCCGCTGAAGATAACCAATAAGGCAGTCGCAGAGAATATCCTGTACACTATCCGGCAGTATGGGACTGAGGAACAGGCGAGGAAAGCGACTGAGATAAACAATGTTTGGCAAAATCTGTGAAAACAGTTTGCATATACTATTAGAAAGGAAGTAAACTATGTCAGAAACAAAGAAGAAGTCGGTGTTTGAAACGCTGGCGAGCATCGACACAACAAATGATGTGGTGTCTAAGGGCGACGGTAAGTATTCTGTTACTTATGTTCCGTGGGCGCGTTCAATCGAAAAACTGCGTATGTATTATCCTGATGCCATTATTGAGGAGTGTACTTTTAAGACTCAGAAGTTAGTCTCGGTGCTTGCCTCTAAAACAGCAGAAGGGGAGACATACCATAGTGAGCTTGTCGAGGTTGAACTTCCCTACGGCACAGACGGTAATACCTGTTGGGTTAAGACCTGCGTTAAGATACCGTCACAGGGCATTGAGGAATACTGCACCCTGCCTATAATGGACAACCGCAATCAGGCTGTTCCTGCGGCAAACGTAAAGAGCACAGACGTAAACAAGGCTCTCAGGCGTTGCGTGGCAAAGAATATAGCGTACCTCGGATATGGCTTATCATCATGGTTAAAGGATGACTACACTGATCTTGCAAAGGATAAGAAGGTGTTGGACGGACTTGACAGACAGGACGCTATTGGCAAGTTTAAGGCTAAGATTAAGGACGGCTATGACCGCGATAAGCTGGCTGCTTGGTTACAGGCAAACTTTGGCGGTTGCAAGAACCCGATGAATCTGAGCGATGAGCTTCTTGAAAGGCTTAACGAGGAGCTTGACAAACTGGACATTAAGGACTTTCAGTCCGAGAAGAAATCTAAGTAATGGAGGTTATTTAAGTAATGAATAAGGTAATTCTTATAGGCAGAATCTCAAGCGATATTGACGTAAGACAGACTCAGGGTGGCACTTCCACGGCTACATTTAACATTGCTGTGGATAGAAATATAGGGGCTGGCAAGGATAAGGCAACCGACTTTATCCGTTGCGTAGCTTGGGGCAAGACAAGCGAATTTCTGGCTAAATATTTCAGCAAGGGCAAGCAGATAGCTCTTGAGGGCAATATCAAAACCGGCTCTTACGAGAAGGACGGCACTAAGCATTTCACAACTGATGTGTGGGTAGACAAGGTGGAGTTTGTCGGCTCTAAGGGCGACGGTGGTGCTAAGACTGAGACACAGGCAGCTCCGGCAAAGGCTGAGACACCTGCCGAAACAGAGACAGCTTCAGAAGATATTCCTTTCTAATGGTAAAGCCGCCCTTCGGGGCGGCAAGCCTATAATATAAAAGGAGTGGTAAGGTGGACTTAACTAAAAAAGAGTGGTCGTATAGCTCTCTCAAACTCTACGAGACTTGTCCGTGGGCGTTCTATCTGAAATATGTTGAGGATATAACTGAGGGCGATAATGCCTTTGCACAACACGGTTCACTGGCTCACAGCATTTTAGAACGCTGGGCGAAGGGTGAGCTTTACGAGTTTGAGCTTGCGGACACATTTGAACAAGAATATGATATGTGGGTGACTGAGAAGTTCCCATATTTTAATATGTATAAGGCTTTCTACGACAAGACTCTTGCATACTTCCAGAATTTTGACGGCATTGCCGGTGAGATAATCGGGGTAGAGCAAGAGCTGAAAGCTGTGATAGGTGGGCATAAGTTTATCGGATTTGCGGACTTAATAGTGCGTGACGAGAACGGAATTGTGCTCATAGATTACAAGTCGCACGGTGCTTGGAAGTCCAAGAAGGAACGTGCCGACTATATGCGCCAGCTTTATCTGTACGCTTACCGCATAAAGGAAATGTACGGCGAGTTTCCGTATAAGTTAGTATTCAATAAGTTCCGGTGCGATGAGCCGTGGGACGAGGAGCTGTTCAAAGAGGGCGACTACACGGCGGCGATAGACTGGTTCAAGGTTGGCGTTGATACAATACTGGCTACGACTGACTGGGAGTGCAAGGTTGATAAGTTTTACTGTGAGAGCCTTTGCAGACTGAATTGCGTTTATAGTGGGGTGGATGAAGATGATAGATAAGGAACTTATAGCGGAGGCAAAAGAGAAAATAGGCATAAATGCCGCCGATATAATGGCTGATGTTCTTTCTCTTGAGCAGTATGACAGCAAGAATAAAAAAGCATTGTGCTGTTGGCACAGCGAGAAAACTCCGAGTCTGATTTTTGACCAAAAGAGACTGAGGTTTCATTGTTTTTCTTGCGGCAAGAGCGTTGATCTCCTCGATTCCTATATACAAGGCAAAGGAATGACGTTCAACGAAGCTGCTACAAAGGTCTTTGAGCTTGCCGGTATGGATATACCAATGCCGGAGGTCGGCGTAAAAAAGGATAAGACTTATCGCTATCCTACCCTTACTCACGCTGATATGACACCCGCTTACGAATATCTGGCAAAGCGTGGCATCAGCAAGGCTGTTGTTGACTATGCCGGACTTTCATGTGACGGTAACGGCAATATTGAGTTTCCATTCATTGACAGCAATGACGTTCTCAAGACGGTCAAGCTCCGTCCTGCCCATAAAGTAGAAAAGGGCAAAGGTGCAAAATGTTGGGTTCAAAAAGATACTGACCACGAAAGCGTTCTGTTTTTACAGCATCTTGCCAATCCGTCAGAGCCTTTATTGATAACAGAGGGGGCTATTGACTGTCTCGCTGCTATTGAGTCTGGCTACAAGAACTCAGTCAGCATTCCTTTTGGGTGTGCCGATATGTCTTGGATAGACGCTCAGTGGGACTTCCTTGAACAGTTTGACACCATAGTAGTGGCTGGCGATAACGATGCCGCAGGTCGCAAATTCAATAAGGCTGTTGTGGCGAGATTGGGACAATGGCGATGCCGCGCGGTTCAATACCCAACTTCATTCAAGAAGCCTGATGGCACAGAGATTAAAGTCTCAGACACCAACGAAGTTATGTATTGGTACGGCAAAGAAAAGGTGCTGGAATGTGTTTTAGAGGCAATAAATGCGCCTATCCCTACCGTCGTAGACTTCTCCAACGTCAGAGATTATAACCTCGACGAAGTGGACGGTGTTACCTTTGGACTGAAAGAGCTGGATAAAGTCTTAATGCGTAATTTTTCCGGCTCTCTAACAACCGTATTTTCTAAAGCAGCGTCAGGTAAAACATCGCTCATGGGACAATTGACTGCGGAAACACTAAATGACGGCAAGTCGTTATTTATGTACTCGCAGGAACTCTCAAATCAGCTCCAAGCCAACTGGATTATGTACAGCATAGCAGGTCGTCGCAATATCAATTCTTTTATCAGCAAGGAGGGAACTCCGTATTATCGTGTTACCCCTGCTGCCCGTAAAGAGATATTGGACTTCTACAAAGGACAGCTTTATCTCTACAAAGACGGAGAAAGCATTGACATAGACGACATTCTCAAGACTGCCGAGATATGTGTGCGCCGCTACGGTTGCTCCCTTGTGATACTTGATAACTTGACTTGCATATCCTGTAAAGGCTGTGACTCTGACCTTATGCGCCAGACAGAGATCGTCCGCAAGTGCGTAAGATTTGCCTTGACGTACAACGTGGCAGTATTCCTCGTGGCACACTCAAGAAAGACCAATGAAAGTCTCGGTATGGACGATGCCTCCGGCTCAATGAATATCGCTAATCTCTCTTGCCGTATGCTTGGTATGGAGCGCAACGCACAGGGCGGTGCTACCGTTAAGATAATTAAGGACAGATACCTCGGCAAAAATGGAGTATCGGTTAATCTGAATTTTGACTATCCAAGCCGCAGATTTTTCACTGACGAGGACGAGTTAAATCGCGTGTATTCTTGGGATAAGGGCAACTGCTTGGCTGAGAACCCACCTGAATGCGTGGTAATGGAGCAAATAAAAGAAACGGAACAAGAAGTGTTTGGAGCGTGATTAATATGCAGAGAAATGATGTAATTTACGGCAAGAAAACAGATGATTTACAGAAATGCTCATACGTTGAGGTCTGGCTGCGTGACGGTGATAATGGATTTGGTGTCTGTTATCACCACGCCGGTCACGGCTGTATTTGGCATTACTTGCTCAAAAATGTTGACAAGTACGATGAGGTCGTTAATACAATACTTGAGCTTATTTGTGGTGCTGATAGTTTCACAGAGGTCTACGACATACTTGTTGACTATTTCTCGTCGGACGATATATACGAATACTTGGACGATGAGCCGGAGTATGAAGAACCGCCTATGAGGTCGGAAGAAGAAATCCGCGAATATGAGTCAGAAGCGTTTGATCGCGTGTGGCTTGTGAGAAAGCAAAATATGTTTGTCAATATGCTTGAGGGTACTGAGAGTGTGCAGGTTGACATTCTCGACGGTTGCATAAAGGCTATTGATAAGGTGTGCGAGAAGTATGGGATAGACTTCAAAGAGCCTGTAAGCGATTGGGACTACGGTTATTGGAGTGGTATACTGGCTGCGCTGAGATGGGTTATGGGTGACGAAAAGGATTTCTTAGATACATAAGGATGATGATTATGCGAAAGTATGTTAATTACCACAAACACGATCATATTTCCTCTTTTCTCACCCCCGACACTCATATAAAGGCAGAAGAATATGTTAAACGTGCAGTAGAGTTGGGCGATACAATGTATTTCACAACTAATCACGGCACAGGCGGTGATATATTTGAGGCAAAAACCTTGTGCGATAAGTATGGTCTGCGCTGTATGTTTGGCATTGAGGGCTATATAGTCGCCAATCCTTTAGAAAAGGACAAATCTAATTACCACATTATCATCATACCGCGCACCGATGTGGCTCGTAAGAAAGTCAATTATGTTAGCTCTCATGCTCATATTGACGGTTATTATTACAAGCCCCGTATCTTCATTGATGATTTACTGGCATTGGATAAGGACGACATATATCTGTCTACAGCCTGTGTCGCCGGTCTTTTAAAGACTGATGATGCTATTGAGAACATATTTCAGCCGTTAGTACGGCACTTTGGTGAGAATATGTTTGTTGAAGTACAGGCTCATAATGTAGAAGTGCAGAAACAGCATAATATCAAATGTCTTGAAATAGCACAGCAGTACGGGTTAAAACTTATCGCCGCCACAGATAGCCACTATATTTATCCAGAGCAAGCGATTGAACGTAAGGCTTACTTAGAGGGCAAAGGGCTTAATTATGGCGACGAAGATGAGTTCTTGCTTGACTATCCTGACGGCAACACTCTCTATCAAAGATTTATAGATCAAGGTGTTTTGTCACCACGACAGATAGACGAAGCTATGAACAGCACTTTTGTCTTTGAGAGTTGTGAGGATATTCAGCTTGACAAAGAGATTAAAATGCCTACGATATATTCAAATCTTACACCACAAGAGCGAGTTGATGAACTGCGCAAACACGTTTACAAAGCGTGTGAAAAGACTTGCATAGAAGAAAATATATCCGAAGCCGATAAGCCAAAATATATTGCCGAGATAGAGGATGAGTTAAAAACTGTTGCTGATACAATCTCTATCAACACGGCAGACTACTTCTTATTTAATGAGAAGAATACAGACCTTGCGGTTAATAAGTACGGTGGTATTCTTACAAGAACAGGCAGAGGCTCATGTGGAGCTTATTATTTAAACAAGCTTTTAGGTATGACACAGATTGATATGCTCAAATCACCTGTTAAATTGTACGCGAGCCGCTTCATGTCAACTGCGAGGCTGTTGGAGAACAGAGCACTCCCAGACATAGATTTTAACGTAGTATCGCAAGAACCGTTTCAGAAAGCCTCTAAAGAGCTACTTGGCGAACACGGTTGTTATCCTATGATAGCTTACGGCACAATGCAAGAGGGTGAAGCCTTTAGAAATGTTTGCCGATCCCACGGTTTGGCTTTTGATGAGTTCAATGATGTTGCTAAAAATATTGAGAAGTATGCCGATAACAATAAGTGGAAACCGATAATCGAGGAAAGTAAGCGATATGTAGGTGCGATAGTATCTGCTTCGGTTCACCCTTGCGCTCATATTCTCGATAACAAAGACTTGCGTTATGAGTATGGTGTCGTAAGAGTAGGTGACAATTTATGTGTTATGATAACATCGTCCGAAGCAGACGAATACAAAATTTTGAAAAATGACTACTTGATTGTTTCTGTTTGGAAGTTAATCTCTGAAACCTTTGAGATGATAGGTATGCCTATTATGAGCATACAGCAGCTCAATGAAGCTCTTGACGATAAGACATTTGAGCTTTTTAAAAAAGGACTGACCGCTACACTTAATCAAGTCGATGGAGATTGGGCAACTTCACTAATGAAACAATATCAAGCAACTAACGTGAGAGAGTGTGCAATGTTCACAGCGGCTCTTAGACCGTCATTTGAATCGTGGCGTGATATGTTCATATCAAGAACCAAGTATGACACGGGCTGTCCACAGTTTGATGAAGTCTTAAAAGAGACTGGCTCGTTCATACTTTTCCAAGAAAACCTTATGCAATACTTTGAATGGCTCGGTGTATCACCTGCCGAATCAATAGGGCTTATAAAGAAAATCAGCAAGAAGAAAATAAAGCCCGAAGATTTTAGCAAGTTGGAGGATAGGTTGCACGAGAATTGGATTAAACAGGTCGGCAATGATGATAAGTTCCAAGATATATGGAATCTCGTACAAAGCTGTATGTCATACGGATTTGCCGCGCCTCATGCGGTAGCCACAGCCTACGATATGTTGTATGGCGCATATCTCAAATCTCATTATCCATTAGAATATTATACGGTTTGCTTTAATAATTACGGCTCGGACGAAGATAAGACAGCTTCTCTTACAGGCGAATTGCCGAGTTTCGGTATCATCTTATCTCCTATCAAGTTCCGTCATTCCTCAGACCGCTACACCTGTGACAAGTCCACCAACACGATCTACAAGTCCGTCAGCTCGGTCAAGTTCCTTAACTCAGCCGTGGCGACTGCGCTCTACGATATGCGAGATCAGCAATTCAGTTCTTTCCTCGACTTTCTCCGCGTGAACCCTTGCAACACCCGTCAGACTGAAATCCTTATCCGGTTGGACTTCTTCAGCGAATTTGGCGGCAGCGCAAAGCTCCTTGCAATATTCGACCTATTCCAAAAGCTGTTCAAACGTGACGGTGGCGAATGGGTAAGCAAGTCGCAGATTAAAAAGACTGCGATAGAACGGTTCACCATAGAGCAACTTAACCGACTGGCGACCAAAGAGACAGCAAGCGCGTATCAGTTTGCCGACTTCGGCGTTCTCATAGAGGACTACGCGGCAAGTCTGCCGAATACGGATATACCCGCCGTGGAGAAGATAGAAGCCCAGCTTGAATACTTGGGCTACATCGCGGCAAGTGGCAAGGAGAGTGAGCGTAGAGTTGGCTACGTCCGCACGGTCTATCCCTGCAAGCGCAAGTCTGACGGCAAGCTCTGGGCATACAAAGTCTCAGCGACTTTCCTCGGCAAAGGCAAGGATAGCGACCTCACGGTGATGAAAGCTGTGTACGAGAAGTGCAAGCTGCAAAAGGGCGACATATTCTACGCGGAGCAAGTCTCAGCACGAGAGTACAACGGCAGAAAATATTGGTATCTAAATTCTTATAGAAAGTCTAAATAAGGTATTGACATTCTAATATTTATGTGTTATAATAGTAATCAGAGGGTAAGGCAACTCGCCCTCTGGTATTTTTTTACATTTTAAAGTCTAAAAGGAGTGTTAATATGGAGTTTAAAGTTGGAGACAGAGTGCGTTATGTAGTTCAAAGAGACATTGATAATGTCGAAGTTGGTGAAGTAGGCATTATTCGTGGCATTTCTTCAGGTGGTGATTATGCAGTTGATTTTGAAGAAAGTGGTTATAAACATAGCTGCGGTGGTCTTTGCCAAAATAATCATGGTTGGTGGTGTAGGGGAGATACGCTTGAACCAGTAGCTATTAGATCCGTGTTATTCCCGAATGTGGAGTATGTGTTTAATGAAAAACAAGCCGAAGAATATGCAGAGAGATTAAATAAAGAGTTAGCAGAACATTTTAACGCATTTTCAAACGACGGTATATCGGCAAAAAATGGAGGTAAAAATTCAATGAAATTTACATTTTATGTAACAGAAGGAACGAGAGTGGATAAGAGTTGCAACGGCACTATCCCGACAATGACAACAAATATTGAGTTGCTTAGTGGCAATGTTTTTGATAAGGTCACTACCGTTAAGGGTTCTGCAACTTGTGATAAGGCAGATTATGATGAAAGACAGGGTGTTCTTGAAGCTCTTGCGAATGCAATTTGTGGAGGTAATTTTTACAAAGCATACGCCGAAGCTGTCAAATTGAATAGATGTGAAGATGAATTATCACGCACTTGTATCTACTGTGGCAAGGTTCTTAATACAGTAGAAGAAAAACAGGAACACGAAGCATGGCACGTTGAGCGTCGTAAGGCAAGACACGAGCGTTATCTTCTCCGCAAGAGAGCTAAAGAAATTGCCTTTGAAGAAGCAGCTCAGAAGCTTGCAAAAGAGATAATCGCAGAGGATAACAAGAAGTGATAGTCTTAATATTTTCAATTCTCGGCAGCGTATTCAGCTTGGGCGGTAATGTACTTATCGCCCATAAGAAACGCTCTGGCTGGTGGATATGGATATTAGGGAACATAGCGTGGTTGGGAGTAAACTTTCTCGGCACTATGAATATTCCTATGGTAGTAATGTATATATTCTATCTTATCACAAATATTGCAGGGTATATTGAATGGGGTAGGAAGTCCGATCTACACAAAGCCATTGATGAATGCAACGAGAAATTAAAGAATAAACCTAAGTTTGACTTTTCTGATGTAAAGACAAGACATTAAAGTTTGATTTTATTCGACTTGTAAGGCGTTATCTCAATGCTTAAATCGTCTGCCACCTTGTATTTATACAGCTTGTGAAGTTCACCATCGGCTGTAAATCCGCAGACGAAGTGGTTTTCAAGCCAATACTTGCCTTCCTCTATCAGCAGAGGATAACCTAAATCGCTCCACATTTGAATCATCTCTTTGAAGATGGGTTGCATTATCATTCTCCTTTCACTGGGAAATGCCTATTCTACGTTGCTAAATTGGCAATAAAATCAAACTTTCGCAACAATTTGAGACTTGGCAGCAGACCATAGCAAGGCTCAGTGGGGAACTTGATGACAGAATTGCAGACTCAATGAGCGTTATCAACAAGGCGATACAGGACTATCCGAATCACAAGAAAGTAGTATTTACATCTACAGGTAAAGACAGCATGGTAACTCTTGATTTGGTAACTCGTGTTTTACCTGATGTGGGTGTTCACTTCAATAACACTACTCTTGATACAGGCGATACCTATAAAATGGTAAAAGCTCATAAAGACTGGACAATTATCAATCCCGACATTGGGTTCTACAAATACATCTTCAAAGAGCATTTCATTCCCACAAGATTCAGCCGTGGTTGCTGTACAGTATTCAAGGAAGGTAAGAGCATAGAATACTTTGATAGTGAACCACAGATGCTTTTCTTTATGGGCGTGAGAAATGACGAATCAGCGCAGAGAGCAGACCGACAGGATATATCGCACAATCCAAAGTGGGGAGATCGTGATTGGTTTAGTTGCTTGCCTATAAGAAAGTGGAGTGAGCTTGACATATGGCTCTATATTCTTAAAAACGGCATTGAAATAAATCCTAAATACCGTAAGGGATATAGTAGAGTTGGGTGTTCAGTGGCTTGCCCGTATTACACCAAGTACACTTGGGTATTAGATAAGTATTGGTATCGCATGGCGTATGACCGATGGCGCAGCATCCTGCGCAAAGTCTTTGCGCAGGAGAATCGCTGGACTAAGCTGAATTGCACTATAGACGAATATGTAAACGGAGCTTGGAATGGTGGTTTACTTAGACCAGAACCAACAGAAGAAGTTGTGACAGAGTTTATGGAGCACAAAGGACTTGACAACTATGATACGGCTTTGCAATACTTCAACAAGACTTGCGAAGTGTGCGGTAGGAACGTAAGACAGAATGATGTGCTTGCAATGAATCTGAAACTTCTCGGCAGAGGAACAAGCAAGATTTACTGCAAGAAGCATCTGAAAGAACTTTGTTGCTTAGATAATGAGGCATGGGATAATGCAGTAGCAGACTTTAAGAGGCAAGGCTGTGCTTTGTTTTAAATTTACAAGACAACAAATTAGCGGTAATGATTAACCAAATAAAAGTTGAGTTTTAAGGAGGAATAATAGTGAGTATTAAAGGCTACAAAGTGTTCAACCCTGACTGGACTTGCAGAGGTTTTCAGTACGAGGTTGGCAAAACTTTCAAGCACGATGGCAATATTGAGATGTGTGGTGCAGGATTTCACTTCTGCCGGAAGGTCTCAGATTGCTTCAATTATTACGGCTTTAACAGCAACAATAAGGTTGCAGAAGTCGAAGCTATCGGTAATGTTGAGACTAAAGGCGATAAATCCGTCACAGATGAAATCGTAATTTTAAGGGAGCTTACTTGGCACGAGGTTCTTGATTTAGCCAATACAGGAAAGGACTGTACGGGCAATCGCAACAGCGGTAATCGCAACAGCGGTAATTGCAACAGCGGTAATCGCAACAGCGGTGATTACAACAGCGGTAATTGCAACAGCGGTAATCGCAACAGCGGTGATTACAACAGCGGTAATTGCAACAGCGGTGATTACAACAGCGGTGATTACAACAGCGGTAATTGCAACAGCGGTAATCGCAACAGCGGTGATTACAACAGCGGTAATTGCAACAGCGGTAATTGCAACAGCGGTGATTACAACAGCGGTAATTGCAACAGCGGTAATTGCAACAGCGGTGATTACAACAGCGGTGATTACAACAGCGGTAATCGCAACAGCGGTGATTACAACAGCGGTAATTGCAACAGCGGTGATTACAACAGCGGTGATTACAACAGCGGTAATTGGAACAGCGGCAATCGCAACAGCGGTGATTACAACAGCGGTAATTGCAACAGCGGCAATTGGAACAGCGGTGATTGGAACAGCGGTGATTTCTCTACTGGCTTTTTTAATTCAATTGAGCAACCGTTATGCGCTTTCAACAAGCCATTAGATATTGACAGAAATGCTTTTAATAGCAACTTAGCTGTAAGAGCTATGGATTGGAAGTATGAGAACGACTGGTGGATTTACAGTGAGAATATGACGGCGGAAGAAAAAGAAGCACATCCTGAACACGAAACAACTGGCGGTTATCTCAAATCGGTTGATTTCAAAACAGCTTGTGGTATTATGTGGGATAATATGACAGAAGATGAAAGAGTTGCAGTCAAGGATATTCCTAATTTTGATGCAAGTGTGTTTGAAGAAATTACTGGCATCAAGGTTGTTTGAAAGACGAATTTCAAACAGTTAGGAGGAAATGAAAATGGCTGAATATCATGTTGGTATAGGCTTTGCGGGTACTATATACGCTGGAACACTCACCAAGGATAAAAAGCGTTGGATAAATAAATCTGATGTTACCGATGAAGTTGTTGCCGCTTTTTATGCATGGTTGCAAGAGCAGTATGAAGAAGCCGCAGAAGAAACAGAACTTGAAAGTGGTCAGAGCTTAGAGAGAACTATTAGTTATCCTAACTCAGAATATGAGATAGTTTTTAGGAAGAAAAGGGACGGTGAACAGAATGACTGATGAAGAAACAAAACTAATGGAGAGCATAGTTGATAAGCTGATAGCGGATAAGAAAGACCGCTCAGCACACAGTTATAACGACTATACCGATGATTCGGAAAGGCTAATAATATTAACTATTGCAGAAATCAGATTTTTGTATAGCCATTTTACCGATGAAGATATTGACGAGTATTGAACGAATGAAACGTGTCTTTTATGTGAGGTGAAAAAGATGAGAGATATGTGGTATATAGGTTCTCCACCGCCTGAACGTGAACATTATCTTGTTACAGATGACAGTGGCGAAATACAAATTGGGTATTGGACTAATTATTCTCCTATTCTCGGAGATGAGTCTGATGTATATCGTTGGGTAGGATTAAAACAATATACTCACGTTGTAGCATGGCGTTTCCTTCCAGAACCATACAAAACTTGAAATATGCCTTTTATTAGATTAGAGAGGAGAGATTAAAATGCCTTTAAATGTTGGGTATTTAACTTGTGACCGCACGGCGGCAGGAGATGAAGTATACACTCCCTACTATGCGGTTGATCCTCTGCTTGAGTTTATCCCAAAAGATAAGACGATTTGGTGTCCGTTTGACGAGGAATGGTCGGCGTTCTACCAGACATTCAAGCGGGGGGGGTATGACGTAGTTAGAAGTTCTCTTGCTGAAGGTCAAGACTTCTTCAATTATGAACCTGAGAAGTGGGACATAATGATAAGCAATCCGCCTTTTAGTAAAAAGGACGATGTGTTGCAGAGAGCTTTTGAACTCGGTAAACCTTTTGCAATCCTTCTGCCTTGCAATAGTATACAGGGCAAGAAGCGGTTTAAAATATTTCAAAACGAGATTCAGATGTTGTGCTTTGATGCAAGAATAGATTATCACACTAATGGCAATATGACTACATACACTAAGGGCAACCACTTTGGATCGGCATATTTTTGCAGAGACTTCCTTCCGAGCAAATTGGAGATGCGAGAGCTGCACAAATATGAAAAATCACTAACGTAAAATAGCCAAAAACAGGCTATAAAAACTGGATAAAATAAATCTTTTATGCGAAAGGAAGATGTAATGAGTAATATACAGTTATTTCAAGGCGACTGCTTTGAGCATCTCAAAGATTTGCCCGACAACAGCGTAGATTTAATCCTTTGTGACCTCCCCTATAAGGAGACAGGCAATAAATGGGATAGGTCATTCGATTTAGAAAGAGTGTGCCACGAGTTTGAACGTCTGATTAGAGAGGACGGTTGTATTGCTCTTACAGGCACGTTCAGGTTTGGAGTACAGTTGTTCAATCTTATGCCACACCTCTACAAATATGATTGGGTATGGGAGAAAGACAATGGAACAAATGCTCCTAATGTGAATCTTCAACCATTCAGAATACACGAGTTCGTGTTCATCTTTGGCAAGGGCAGAGTAACAAATGGCACAAGAACACCTATGAAGTATTTTCCTCAAAAGACAGATGGTACACCGTATTGCCAGAAGTCGGGCAGAATGAGCGACAACTGGAAAGGCGGTTTAGGAACTATTGTAACAGACAATAAGGACGGCAAGCGTCACCCTAAGACAATACAGAAGTTCACAAGAGATAAAGGCGGATTTCACCCCACACAGAAGCCAGTAGCCTTACTTGAATATCTTATTAAAACTTACACAAGAGAAGGTGACTTGGTTTTGGATTGCGTTATGGGAAGTGGTTCAACTGGTGTGGCGGCTAAAAGTCTTAACAGAGACTTCATCGGTATGGAGCTTAATGAAAAATATTTTGAGATTGCAAAAAACAGAATCGAAGCAGTCTGAATTTGCCTATTCTACGTAGGTCAAAACTGAATAAAACGGTTCTTTTATGTGATTGCAAAATAATAAATTAGTGATAAGGAGAGAAAAATGAAAGTATTAAGTCTTTTTGACGGCATAAGTTGTGGAATGGTGGCACTTGAAAGGGCGGGCATTCCAGTAGAAAAATATGTTGCATATGAAATTGAGCCAAACGCTATAAAAGTAAGCGAAAAAAATTATCCTCAGATTGAGCACAAAGGAGATGTTACAACAGCGGATTTTAGAGAGTACGCAAATTTTGATTTACTTATTGGCGGTAGTCCGTGTCAGTCTTTGAGCATCGTACAGAGTAAGACAAGACAGAATCTTGATGGTAAAAGCAAATTATTTTTTGAGTTTGTAAGGGCTTTTGAAGAAATGAAGCCAAGATATTTCTTGTTTGAAAATGTGGCAAGTATGAAGGATGAATGCAAACAGGTTATATCTGAATGTTTAGGCTGTGAGCCAATCTTCATAGATAGTGCAGATTTCTCTGCTCAAAGTAGACCTCGCTATTATTGGACAAATATACCTGTAGATATGATGTATGAGAAATCTAATAAGGTTCTTGCAGATATTATGGAAACGAATGTTGACGAAAATTTTTTCTACAATTATCCGTTGACGAATATTGATATGAGTAAACAAGTGTGTGCGATAATGGATTTTAAAAATCACGATATTCACAAAAGAATTTTTAATCCTGCTTTTAAGTGCCATACTCTTACAACTTGTGGCGGTGGTAATACTCAAAAGAAAGTAATGGATAATGGCAGAGCAAGAAAACTCACACCTCTTGAATATGAAAGATTACAAACGCTGCCAGATGAGTATACGAGCTGCGTTTCAAACACAGCAAGATACACAGCCATAGGTAATGGTTGGACAGTTGATGTAATCGCTCATATTTTAAAGGGATTGGGTAACGTATAATAGCCGAAAAGTGGCTCTATTTATCCAATAAAACTTTACTTTTATTGACTGACAGAGTAACAAATTAGAAACAAGGAGGAATTTAATTGAAGTTGACAATGATTGAATTATTTTCTGGCATAGGTGCTCAGATCAGAGGATTTAAAAACTCTGGTTTATTTGACACTGAGGTAATAGCAACATCAGAGATTGACAAAGATGCAATCGTGAGCTACGCTGCCGTTCACTGTGGACTTACACCAGAACTTATTGAGAACTATGATTATCCGCCCGTAGATGAAATGGTGGAGTACCTTGAAAGTCGTAACATTGGCTATGTCTTTGAGAAGAACAAGGCTTATGACTGGCAGAAGAAACGCAACAGTGCAGACTTAAAGAAGTATTATCTGGCATCAGTTCTTTCTAAGAATATGGGAGACATATCAAAGATAGAAGAATTGCCTTATGCAGACTTTGTAACATACTCGTTCCCATGCACCGACATCAGCATCGCTGGTCAGATTCAGGGCATTGAACGTGGTAAGACACGAAGCGGTTTGCTTTATGAAGTAGAACGCTTACTCGCAAAGGCTAAAGAGACAGACACTCTGCCGAAGTTCTTACTTCTTGAAAATGTAAAGAATCTTGTATCACAGAGATTTAAGCCACAGTTTAATGAGTGGTGCGATTATCTCAGTGAGATTGGTTATAACACTTATTGGCAGATAGTCAATGCAAAGGATTGTGGCATACCTCAGAACCGGGAACGCGTATTTGCTGTAAGTATACGCAAGGATGTAGACACTGGTAAGTTTGAGTTTCCACAGGCATTTGATACGGGCATACGTTTATTCCATGTTCTTGACTTTGATGTGAATGAGAAGTATATTCTCACATCTGATGCTGCTGGTAAGGCACTTGATGAGATGGCTAATAACGGCACACTCTCAGAGGAAGAAGAACTATGGAATGAGCTGTATGAGACACGCAATGACTTCCCTAATTACGGCATTATTTGCAATCAGCCTATCTATACATCTAACGATGTCACTATAGGGGGGCAGTTCCGATGAATGACCAGAACGGATATTGTCGCACACTTAAACAGCAGTATGCTAAAACAGCTATTCAGAATTTAAAGGCACATTTGGTGCAACAGGAGTAGTTCAATGGAAATAAAATATGTGGGACGAGTCCTTCCCTCTACTGGTAAGCAACATCAAAATCAAGAAGTAGCCAGTGGGGGGGGTGCAATGTGGTCACTCAAATCAACAGACTACAAAGGAGTTCCGAAAGTGTTGGTGAAAAAATGAACGTAAAACTGCTAATGACAATGCCTAATATGTATGAACATAATGGGCGGTTGTATTCCGTAGGGGGGTATGTGTACTCTATCCACGAGAGAACACAAAGATCCCTGTAAGATACTAATAAGAAAGGTAAGTAAAGATGAAAAATCAGATAAGAGTGGCGGTGGCATTGCCAACCAATTACAGTGAGCAAGGCATTGTCGTAAGCGGGGGGGGGTATTTCTAAGACAATACTTTCCAGAGATTACAAAGATGCCAAGAAGATATTGATAAAGAGGGTTAAGAAATGCCAGACAAATACATAACCATAGGGGGGGTGGACATGACTGTGAATAAACCTTGCCCTATGCAGTATGCAAGTTGTATTTTAACAAGATATGACAACGGAGTTAGCAATCAACAGAAAGCAAGAACTGGGGTGCTTCTAAAGAAAGTCAGAAAGGAAGATAAAAATGAGTGATGTGCACGATCTCTTATCTCCCGATGAAAGTAAAGATTACATAAGGGTAAAACAAGCTACGAAGCAAGGATATATCCTTTGTGAGAATGGTGGAGTGGCTGACCTATCCTATCCAAATTCAAAGCTGCGTCGTGGCAGAGTTCAGAGGGGGGGGGCAAACCTGCCCTACTCTCACCGCAGGTAATTGCAATATATACAGAATTGAAAGGAATGATAGTATGAACGTTGAAGATTGGGCTATCCGCAAATTAACTCCTACCGAATGTTGGAGACTGATGGGTTTTACTAATGAAGATGTAGAAAAGTGCAAGGCGGTAGGTATGAGTGATACTCAGCTCTACCGACAGGCTGGCAACAGCATCGTAACAAACTGCATTGAACTGTTAGCAGAACACCTTTATAAAGCACAGTATGATAATGACTATGAGTGTTATGACGAGAAGTTCTCCAATGTAGACAGACAGCTTGAATTTTCTTTTCAGTAACCCCTTTCACTTCCTTGCCAAAACTGGTGGGGGGGGTAGGAGAGAAGAATTATGGCACTCAATACCATCAGCAGCATAGAATATATAGTGGCTGTTGTGTAGGTATGTGTCATTGTTCAAATATCAGTGGAGGTAGTTATCACTACGCCTTTAAGGAGATAAAAAGTGAATGAATTAAAACAAATAGCCGAACTCAAAATTCCACAGTGGACGGAGTGTCGGCGCAGAATATACACTACGGGGGGGGTATCTCCCACATTGAATGGCATAGGCAGAGGTGGCAACACTGAGCCTAAAATGCTTATAAGGAGCAAACATGAAGAACGAGATAAAAGTGATAGTAAATCTGCCGATTAAAGGCATGGATGTTATCAAGCGTTGTTACAGTGGGGGGGGTATTTCTCCTTCACTCACTACAATGCAAGGTGGGCAGCGAGAACCCAAAATTTTACAACGTAGAATAGCCAAAAAGTAGCCCTAAAAAAGCAATAAAAGATTCGTTTTAAGTGAGGTGAGTAATGTGATTTTCTTTCGAGAACGAGAAGATTACAACAAGGTTATCTCTGTTAAATTGGTGATTCCTTGTGGCTGTAATGCGAAGTGCCCGTTCTGCTACAACAAAGATAAGCCTGTAGTACAATATGATATAAAAGGTTTTTTAGATAACTTTATCCCGTCTTTAGAACATCTCTTAAATGAAATAGGAGACAAGAATCCAGTATCTCTTGATATTACAGGTGGTGAGCCTACACTTGATGTCGATTTGTTATCACTTGTATTGATTAAGCTAAGAGAGTTCCACATAAAGGATAAAGTGTTGAGAGTTACTATGACAACTAATGGCACTAACCTTTATCAGATACCGATTGAGTTAATGAGAGATGTTGTGGATTATGTAAACATCTCAGTTCACGATTATAGACAAGCAGAGCGAGAGAACATAATGCAAATTCATACGCCAGCTTTAGCCTATAAAAGAATTATCTCTCGATTAAACTCTGTTGGTATTACTGTATCGGCGGTAGCTGTTATTTTTCGTCCGATTGAAAACTTTAATCGGTGGCGAGATAATTTTATCAATTGGGCGCAGCAACAAGGTTTTATTTCAGTAAGGTTTAGATGCGATGTATTTTGGCGTTATAAAGGTTATTTCACCAACTATATGTTTGATAGCAAAAAGGAAGATCAATTTGATATTATCAATTACGAGCATACATCTGATTCATGGTGGTGCAGATTAAGACGTAAAGACAGAATGAGAGTGTTCTTTCTGCAAGGAGTAGCAGATACCACGAAGTATACCAAAGGCATTGAATATGTCATTCACGATGACGGCAAATGTTATTGTGATTTTTACAAGAGAACGCCTATTGACAAATATGAATATGAGATAGGTAAAATTTATGATGCGATTAATTGATTAAACCTGTGTTTTATGAGGTGAAATAATGAAAGATTTTTATGAAAGAGAAATCCAAGTGGGAGATATATGTGCTTTTTGGGACGGCGATCATCTTGATAGTAGACGAATTTGGGGATATGAAGGCGACTCTGTTGAGATTTCAGACTATCACAAGACTTTAATTAAGAAAGCTAAAGAAGTTATAGACATTACTGCTATCGAGAGACAGATACACTCAGAGACTTTTATCAATTCTGTAAAGACTCTTGATGTAAAACCTGATAGTACAGTGGTGGCGTCAATTATACCTAATCAAATATCTTACACGGAAGCAACCAAAATGTTTGATGGTTTAAAGGCAATGTTTCCAAACAATGAGGTATCAATGGTTATGGGAGTTGATGTTACGGTTGAAAATTAAATTCTGCTTTTATGTGAAAGGAGACTGAATGAGCAATATAGAATTATGGCAAGGCGACTGCCTTGAATTAATGGGCGGTATTCCAGATAAGAGTGTAGACTTGATTCTTTGCGATCTTCCTTATGGTACTACTAAGAATAAATGGGATAGCACCATTAATCTTGAATCTCTATGGGGGGCGTACAAACGCATCATAAAAGACAATGGTTGTATAGCACTCTTTGCTCAAACGCCATTTGATAAGGTATTAGGGGCAAGCAATCTTGATATGCTGAAGTATGAATGGATATGGGAGAAACCTATGGCTACTGGCAGATTGAATTGCAACTTTGCTCCTATGAAAGCACACGAGAATATATTAATCTTTTCCAAGAGTGCAGCTTGCTATGTCAAAGACAAATCTCACGCAATGAAGTATTATCCTCAGATGACAGAGGGCAAACCTTATACGGCAATATCAGGTAGAGCCAGCACCAATTATGACACGAAATGGTCAAAGGAACAGTTGACAGTCAATCATGGCACACGTTATCCGAGAGATGTACAGAAGTTCACCCATGATAAAGATAAGTTCCACCCCACACAAAAGCCTGTTGCTCTGCTTGAATATCTCATTAAGACCTATACAGACGAAGGAGACTTAGTGCTTGACAATTGCATGGGTAGCGGTTCAACAGGCGTGGCAGCAAAGAACACCAACAGAGATTTTATAGGCATAGAGCTTGATGAGAACTACTTTGAGATAGCTAAAAAGAGGATTGATGGTGAAAATTAACAGCCCGTTTTTGGCTATTTTACGTAGGGGTAAATAAAAGGAGATGGTGTAATATATGATTGCGAACAGAGTAGAACAACAGATTATCCGCAGGACGCATTCGTTGTGGGGTGTCATTGACGAAATGTGCTTTAATGCGAAGAATCTTTATAATTATGCTAATTATATTATTAGGCAGGAATATATTAATAACAAACGATATGTCTCATACAAAGAAATGAACATCAATCTCAAAACACATCAGCAATATAAAGATTGTATGAGCCAACCTGCGAATTGTGTTCTGCGTTTGCTTGATAAGAATTGGAAGTCATTTTTTAAAGGTTTGAAAGAGTATGAAAAGAACCCAAAGAAATTTCTCGGCAGACCTCAAATGCCAAAATATCTCAAGAAAGATGGTAGATTCAATTGGATGATACCAAACAACGCTTGCTATTTTGAGAATGGGGAACTGAAATTTAGAGTGCTCAAATTGCAATCCGTTAGGTGGAAATGCAGATGTGTCGGCAGGTTAATTCAAGTGAGATTTGTCCCAAAGGGTTGTGTATACGTCATGGAGATAGTATCTCAGATTGAAGTTCCTGATGCTATGTCCGATAACAAGCGTATTGTAGGAATTGATTTAGGTGTTAATAATCTTGCTACAACTTCAAATAATATTGGTGAGCAGCCATTTATTATTAACGGTAGAGGATTAAAGAGCATAAACCAATTCTATAATAAACGCAGATCTGAACTACAATCTAAATTACCCAAAGGTCAGTTTTGGAGTAAACAACTTGAACAAATAACTTTCAAGCGGTTCAACAGAGTCAAGAATTATATGCACCACGCAAGCCATTACATAGTCAAATGGTGTGTACAACATCAGATAGATACTTTAGTTGTAGGACATAACGACGAGTGGAAACAGAACCTTAGAATGGATAAAGTAAATTCGCAGAACTTTGTTTTTATTCCTTATAAAATGTTGATACAACAGCTTAAATATAAATGTGAAGATGTAGGCATTGAGTTTGTTGAAACTGAAGAAAGTTATACAAGTGGAACAAGTTTTTTAGATGGAGAACTACCGTGTAAAGAAAATTACAATAAAAGACGGAGAGTTAAAAGAGGGTTGTTTCAAGCAAATAATACTCTAATCAATTCAGACGTAAACGGCAGTTTGCAGATAATTAGAAAGGTATTTCCAGATGCTTTTAGCTATGGGATAGAGGTGTGTCTAACACCTACTATAATTAATGTAGTGAATGGGTGCTAACCCAATAGAAGAAACATTTAATGCGAGGTGACTTATGACCGACGAAACCAAGAAAGCCTTTAATAACGCCATCGCAAGTGCAAAAATGGAAGGCTTTAATTTTACAGATGAGCAACTTAACGAATTAGCATACTTCATTGAACGAGTATATGATGATAAAATGACTTGGCAAGAAGCCGTAGATTCGCTTGTTAAAAAGTTTAGGAGGAATAATTAATGCTTGCAAGAAAAGAAAAGCCCATAACCGAAGCTCAGTACAAACGAGCAATAGCCCGTGGTGGTTATCTCGACCCTGCGGATATGGATGAAATTTTTACTGACGTAGAGCAGTATGACTATGGGATATATGACGTAATGGTATATCCTAAACACAATAACGAAACAAAGGAAGTCGCTTATATTGTGCAATATGTAACTTCCACAAACTGCGATTAAGGAGATAACTAATGAGGATAATTGAGAACAACTATCAGGATAAGGAACAGGAATATGAGATTACTTGCCCACATTGTGAGTCAAAACTTGCCTACAAGTTTGATGATATTGTAAGTGATAGATTTGAGGGAGAATATCTGCATTGCGGTGCTTGCGATAAAGAGATTTATCTCGATGATGAAAACCCAACAGCCGATACCATACAATACCCAAAAGACTTCTTCTTGTATGCGGACGGTGTGCCAATAAAGGATGCCGAGATTAACAAATGGGTGAAAGAGTGCATAAATAATCTCGATAAAGAGACTGATTTCTCTTACAGGGCAAGTGGTAATACCATAGTTTTCGCCTATAAATCCGACGAGAACTTGCCCGCCGCTACAGTCATAGTGGCAAAGAATTACCAAGAAACAGACGTGAAAATTTCTCAAAAAAAATTTTGAAAAACACTTGACAAATGCAAGTCGGTGCGGTATAATAGTATATAAAGGAGCGGTACGGCTTCTCGTAAACCCAGAGAAGTATATACCTCGTATTTCTCGCAACAAATGAAAGGAATGGTGATAGAAATGAAGTATCGAAAGACTTCACGCTACCGATGTCTCCTCTTAGGAGGAGTCAGAGCATTAGCTATCTCACTTCTATTGGCTATTGGAATAGGTTGCCGTGGCAGTAGAAGCACAGACACAGAAGTTATACAACCTATGACCACGGAGGTGACAAGTACAGAATGTACTACAACATCCTCTCAGACTACTACTGGTTTGAAATCAACAACGTCGTCTACGACCACAACAAGCACGATAATGACGGAATTGATGACGGTGGCAACGACAACGACCGAGAAGATTGTTTATCCGACTACTCCTGAGATTGAAACTCAGCCTTATGTGGTTGAGCCACAGACAGAAGCAGAGGTGCAGTCGGCAGGGGATTTGCCAATAAGCGATAGAGAGTATGAGCTTCTTTGTAAGATCGTTGCGTCTGAATATGGTGGTATGAGCGACGTTGGCGAACGAGCTAAAATCGTTGCATCGGTCATGAACCAATCATATCGCACAGGGCAGTCTATCGAAAACTGCTTGTATACATCCTGTGTTCCATGGGGTTTCTGCCCTGACAACACTTGGTATTGTAACGGTTCTGTTTATTATGGCGATATGGCAGATGCGGTTGATTATTACTTTGCAAATCAAAACACTATATTTGGTGATTGGCAAGCTGATTCGTGGTATGCTTCTGGGTATGGAACTAACGTGTTCCATAGGCAATTATGGTAAAAAGGAGAAGATTAATGTGTATGACAACGACAGTTAGTTACACAGCTCGGTGCTATGCCGAGTTACACAAAAATATAAAAGAAATGAACCGGCGAAACTCGCAACAGCCAGTATGGGTCAGAACACTGACCGCCGAAGAATTACAGGCGATTCGTGAGGATGATGAATACATAAAACATATTGGTCGAGCAATCGACGGCAAAGAATGGAGGCTTTTAAGTGACGAAAAGAATCCAGATTGACGACATCGGCAAGGTCAAAGAGTTTGTGACCTACGCCATGAAGTGTCGCGGAGACGTTACGGCAGTCAGCGGCAAGTACAGAGTTGACGGGCGTAGCATAATGGGTTTGCTTAGTCTGAATCTCAGTGAGCCTATAGTGATTGAATACGATGAAGAAGATAGCGAGTTGCTTAATGCGCTCGTGGGCAAGTTCTACGTGAGGTAAGATATGAAGATAACAGTTTTAAGACATCCCACAGAAGAAGATTGGGTAGAAGTAAAACAGAGGGCATTGGTTACTGTCGGGCTGAATGTTAAGAATCCGCCGACAGAAGAATGGAAGAAGGCAATTTTGAAAGCAAGACATTCACCGATAAGATGTTTGCGGTTCTCCTTCTTGTTAGAGGATATACCCTATTGTGTGGTAGGTCACTTAGTACGCCACGTTCATTCTCAGCCCTATGTCAGATCGCAAAGAAATGACAGACAGAACGAGTATGATAGAAACAAAGCTCCGCAGGACGCACCAGTAACGATGATTTGGGACGTTAATGGAGAAGAATTAATGGTTATTGCCAACAAGAGACTGTGTAATCAAGCTGCGGAAGAAACGAGAGCGTGGGTGCGAGGAATATGCGATAAGGTGTTGGAGACAAATCCTGAGTTTGCAGAGTTTCTTGTCCCAATGTGTGTTTATACTGGCGAGTGCAAAGAGATGTACCCATGTGGAGAGAGGGGAGAAAATGATATTAGATAATGACTTTATTGAAAATGAAAAGAAAAAGTTTACAGACATAAAAGCCAAACCAAAGGAAGATTTCACGGGGATGAAATTTGGGAGATTAACAGTTATATGCAGAGCCAATGACTATCATTATTCTAATGGGCGTGATGTATCGGCAAAATGGCATTGTATATGCGATTGCGATGAACACAATTTGGTAGACGTAAAACATAGTCACTTAAAAGATGGCACATCAAAATCATGTGGTTGTTGTAGGAGAGAATGTGGTATCAAAATGATTAAAAATGCACAAGAAGCCTGCAAAAAGCCACTAAAAGATAATCCGACATTAGAATTAAATCTTACAGATGACAAGCACGAGCCTTTCGGGAAGTTTCGTTGCGACAACGATGACTCGGTAGAAGTATATTTTTCTATGAGTGATTTTGACACAATTAAAGATGTCTGTTGGCATATCGAACATACGCACAATGGATATGTTAGGGTTAGAGACAAAAAATCTCAATCAATGCATCAATTGTTTGGGATGAAAGACGCAGATCATATAAGCCGCAATGCGTTAGACAATAGGCGAGAAAATTTAGACGATAAAGCAACAAGAATAGATCAATCCCATAACCAAAAATTAAGAGCCGATAATACTTCTGGTGTTAAGGGCGTTGGTTATATAAAAAATTATCCTACCAAACCGTGGAAAGCAGAGTTAAAACATTACGGTGAAAGGGTTTTGTTTTGTTATTACGAAACCAAACAAGAAGCAATAATCGCCAGACTCAATGCAGAAATGCAATACCTCGATGAAAGAGCGTGGCAAAAAGAACTTATGGTACAATACGGGTTAATACAGGAGGAGGGAGCTTAAATGAAACCATTGATTGCGTGTTTGGGAGTCTCAGGCTCTGGCAAAACAACCTTAGCTAATAAACTCGCTAAAAAGTATAGCTATTCTGTTTTGAAATCTTATACAACAAGACCACCGAGGGAGAATGATGAAGCCGATCTGACTTCGCATACATTTTGCTCAATAGAAGAAGCTGCATTTTTTGCCGACCAAAAGCAGATAGTGTGCTCGACTTGGTTTGCTGGGAACTTCTACTTCAGCACTCAGAGCCAGCTCGACAGTTCCGACCTTTATGTGTGCGACGTGAACGGATTGAAGGACTTATATCGCAACTATCGTAATCGCCCGATATTGAGTATCTATCTCGACGTTGATAGTTCTATCGTGGCTGACCGTATGAACAAGCGTGGCGACAGTGACGAAGAAATTTTCAAGCGTTTACAGCACGACGCAGAAGCCTTTAAGGATGCAAGAGATTATGTGGATTTTGTGTGTGACAATAGCACTCAAGACAAGTGCAACGAAATCTGTGAATTTATAGATATGTTATTCAGATATTACAGAGGGTAAAAGAATGATTAGGATTATATTAGGCAGCGTTATTATTGCAAACGCTTCTATGTTTTGGGCTTGCGCTCGTGAGGGAGGCAAGTATGAACGTTAAAGTTTATGTAAGCGAAATATTAAACAGTAAAGCCGTTGAACTCTTAAATTTCTTAGATGAAAGAGATATTTCATACGAGGTCGAGAGAGTTGGAACTGAGTGGGTAGGAGCAAATAAAGTGAAGTCTCTGCCTGTAGTCGAGATAGACGGTGAATTAATGGTGGCAAAGAAAGCAATGAAGAAGTTAAAGAGAGGGTGAGAGAATGATAACGTTGTACAGTACATACTGCCCGAAGTGCAAGATTCTGGAGAAAAAATTAGACAACGCTAAGATTGAATATACAATCTGTGACGACAAGGAACTTATGATACAAAAGGGGTTTGACTTTATGCCTGTATTAGATGTAGACGGACAGGTTATGAACTTCGGTGAAGCAGTTAAGTGGGTTAATGAAAGGGGTTAATCATGGACGTAAATATCAAAACTGGCAAAAATTTTACTACTGCATTTAATAAAGTAGTAGACAAATACGGCGAAGAATTTGAAATATTAAACGGTTTTCATAACTCTCAAATGAATTTTTCTGATTTTATAGAAGGCTTTATTGACAAAAATATGGCTGATGTTACAATAGATGCCAACGCTAACGCAAGCCACAAAGACATAGCAAGTTTGCTTGCAGAGAAAGGCAAGAGCCATGATAAACTCTTTGCTTTTAACAAAATCTTCTATGAAATGAACAAGAAGTATGGTCTTGCGGACGCAAGAGAATGGCTTGAAGATGAATATTCAGGCGCATATTATCTCCACGATGCTCCATCAGCTACATATAAGCCCTATTGTTACGCCTACGATTTAACTCGTTTAGCAAAAGAAGGATTGTTCTTCTTAAATAATTATAACTCAGAAGCCCCTAAACATCTTACTACGTTCCTTGATGATGTAATAGAGTTTGTTTCATACATGTGCAATCGTTCTTCAGGTGCGGTAGGACTCCCAAATGTCCTTGTATGGAGTTTCTACTTTTGGAAGAAGGATTGCGAGACGGGCTACTACATTAAAGATAAAGATTACTATTTAAAACAGAGCTTTCAAAAGTTAATCTATCGTCTTAATCAACCATTTCTCAGAGTAGATCAGAGTTCATTTACAAATGTTTCTATTTTTGATCGTAATTATATTGAAGAACTTTTTGGCGGAGTTGAGTTCCCAGATGGTACAATGGCAATTGATTATGTAGAGGAAATCATAGAGATTGAAAAGGTCTTTATGCAGGTTGTGTCCGAAATAAGAGAAGCAAATATGTTCACATTTCCCGTACTGACATATTCTCTGCTTTACAAGAACGGTAAATTTGTTGACGAGAGTTTTGCGAGGTGGTGTTCAGACCATAATGTTAAGTGGAACGACAGCAACTTCTTTATCAGCGACAACGTAGGGGTACTCAGTAATTGTTGCTTTTCAGGAGAACAGATGTGTCTTACCAAGTCGTCCGATGGTGTAAATTATATGACGTTTGAAGAACTATATAATGCTCCGTACCACGAAAAGAAACGCAACTTTACCATTTTTCATAATGGAAGTTGGGTTAGTGGTAAGGTGATTAGGCTACCAAAGAGAAAAATGTTTAAGGTTGTGACTGCAAATAAGAAAGAGTTATATGTCACGGACAATCACATATTCCCCACTTTAAAAGGAGATAGAAAAGTAATTGACCTAACCACAGACGACTATTTAATGGTTAATTGCAGGGTGCTTGATGCAGTTCCAGAACAAGACAGACATCTCACCTATGAGCAAGGTTTTTTAGTAGGAATGTACTTAGGCGACGGCAGTACATATCAGAAGAAAGAAAATCATAAGCCATTCGTTGATCTCTCCCTTAATCAAAGCAAGTATCAGTCAACGCTTGGTACTGTTGAAAGAGCTGTAAAGAGCCTTGATCCCAATGCGGAGTATAAATTGAGCACTCCTTATAACAATGTTTATCCCACAAAAATTGCAAGTTGGGGAGTATACGGTTTTATTAAAGAATGGGTTTTAGGCAATTATTGTTATGAAAAAGAACTTAATCTCAATTGTCTACTTCAAAATAGAGACTTCCGCAAGGGTATTTTAGATGGATTCTACGCTACGGATGGCGGCAATTCAAACAGAATTTATACAACGTCTGCAAAGTTAGTTCAGCAAATTGAGTGTCTGATTACTTCTCTTGGCATGAATAGTATCATTGATATTAGCGACAGAACAGATGAAGCGGTTGTTATTAGAGGTGAAAACTTTAAAAGAAATTATCCTCTGTATTGTATACGTTGGTATAGCCCAATGAACAAAAGAAAGCATAAAACATCTGGCTTTAAATTTGTTAATAATAGCGAGTATTATAAAATTGCTTCTATTGAGCCTGTTGACTACGATAATGAATATGTGTATTGTTTTGAGATGAAGTCTGAAGATGAACCATACTTCACCTTACCCAATGGAGTAATATCTCATAATTGTCGTTTACTCTCAGATACGTCTAAACTCGATGCTTTCATTAATTCTATAGGTGGAACAGCATTATCAATTGGTTCTGTAAAGGTTAATACTATTAATCTTATGCGTATCTTTTATGAAGTAGGCAAAGACGAAGAATCTTATCTTAAAAAATTGAAGCATAGAGTAGAACTTTGTTGTAAAACCTTAGATTGTGTACGTCACATAATACAGAGAAACATTGAAAAGGGACTACTTCCAAATTACCAAGACGGAGCTATGGAGCTTGCCAAGCAATATTGTACCGTGGGCATTTTAGGTCTTTATGAAGTTGTTAAGGCAATGGGTTACACTGAGACAGACAACTTCGGTTATATTTCTTACACGAAAAGTGGTATAGAGTTTGCCAAAAAGGTCTTTGATGTTATTAACAGTGTTAAGGATAACTTCACAACAGAGTATTCTATAAACGTGGAATCAGTACCCGCAGAACGCTGCGCTGTTATCCTTTGTCAAAAAGATAATGCTCTTTATCATCCAAAGACCGACACCTTTATATATTCAAATCAGTGGATTCCGCTTACAGCAAAATGCACTATCTCTGAAAAACTTCACCTATCATCGATTCTTGATAAACTTTGCGGAGGTGGCGCGATCGCTCACATCAACCTCGAAAACAATTTCCCTAATACGGATGTAGCATGGGATATGCTCAATCATATAGCTGCTTCGGGGGTTATATACTTTGCCTTTAATACAAAAATCAATGCTTGCAAACATCATCACGGTTTTGTCGGTACTGATATATGTCCAGTTTGTGGCGAACCTGTATATGACACATATCAACGAATAGTTGGATTCATCGTTGGAAGTAAATCATATTCAAAGGATCGGTTCAAGGAGTTTTCAGCAAGACAATGGTATTCTTATGCAGAACTTAAAGGAGACTAATCGATGAAAATTAAAGACTTGATAGACGAGGATCTTGTCAACTACAAGCTACCATCTATGTTTATTGCTACGTCAAAATGTAGTTTCAAATGTGACGCAGAATGTGGCAAAGCGGTATGTCAAAACTTACCGCTTGCTACTGCGCCAGTAATAGAGATTAGTTGCAAAGAACTTGTTGATAGATATGTGAGCAACGATATATCTCAGGCTGTTTGTCTCGGAGGCTTAGAACCATTTGATGATATTGAAGAGTTGATGGCGTTTATCTGTGAATTTCGCAACCGATGCAATGATGATATAGTTATCTATACTGGCTATTATGAGGACGAGATACAGCCATACATCAACAAACTAAAGGCAGACTTCAAAAATATAATCGTTAAATTTGGGCGATATATCCCCGACCAACAGTCACATTACGATGAAGTGCTTGGTGTAAACTTGGCAAGTGATAATCAAAAAGGAGTGAGAATATGTTGAAGATAATTCCCAACCCAGATAAAGAGATGTATGAAGCAGTTACTAAGGAAGTCAAAGCAAATGACGGTTACTGTTGTTGTAGACTTGTACGAGATAATCATACTCGCTGTATGTGCAAGGATTTCAAAGAACAGCAGACCGAGGGGTTGTGCTATTGTGAACGCTTTATGAAAGTGGAGGAGGACTAATATGTGTGAAGAATGTAGACACCACCCCTGTATTTCAAGCTGCCCTAACTATGAACCAGCGGTTGCTTTCAAATGCGACGGCTGCGGAGGGGACATATATATTGGCGATACGGTGTATGTATTAGGTAAAGATCATTATTGTGAGGAGTGTTGCTACAAAACAGAAGCAGAAATTCCAGAACCAGACGAGGACTACAAGTACGACCTTTGGAGAGATCGGCAGCTTATGGCTGAGTGGGAGCGCGACAACAATGTTTGATTCAGTCATTTACAACGTGTTTCCGTATGATGAAACCATGCTTTTATGGGTGACTGTTATTGGCGAGAGTGGAACTACATATTATATAGTAAGCGACACTCTCCGCCAAGAGTATTACTTATATAAAGGCAAAAAGAAAACAGCCAAGAAGTCTACAATCCCAACAGACCTGTACAAATATGTCAAGTAAGGAGTGCTTATGCAATACAATTCATTTGGCGAGTATCTTGCCACACTTCCGTCTGATACAATCTTCCGTATGTGGGAGTATAAGCGTATGTTTACCCCCTATGAACAAGACGAGAAGTTTATAGACGAGAGCCAGTATGTAAATGACGAGTGCGACCACATTCGCATACTTGATGTTATCACGCTTCCAGACGGCGATCTGCTCTTGGCGACCACATACGCCTATGGTGATGGCAAGTATATCAGCTATTATAAACTCAGTGAAATCTCACTTGGTAAAAGTGAAAAAGATATGGAGGAAGAATAATGGAAACAACAGCAGAACAGATTAAGAGACTTGAACAGGAACTTGCAACCCTTAAAGAAAAGGAACGCGCTGAAAAAGAAGAAGCTCAGAAGAGGGCAGATGCCGAGCGCGATGCAGACCTTTTAGCCATTATGGATAGCCTCAAGAAGTTCAATGAAAAGCATGGCGTGCGTATTACACTCAATACCGACTCTAAGACAGGCGAAGCATTATACAACCTTTTCTTTCCGTGGCTGTGAGGTGTTTTAATGGCTCTTACGATTGGCTTTGATCTCGATGGCGTGGTAGTAGACAGCCCACAGCAAGTTGTAAACTATGTGAATGAGAGATTAGGACTTAATCTATGCATGGACGATTTTAAAACGTACAGCATGGAGGACGCTCTGCCTGACCAGTACAAATGGATTATAGATATGGCGTTTAAAGATCCTGTTATGTGGAAGAAGGTAGGGTTGATAGGCGGCGCATACGAAGTTATCAAAAAACTTTGGGATGAAGGGCATGATATATACTTTGTCACAAGCAGCTTGCCTCAAAATCTTAAAAAGAAGATAGGTCACTTAGCCCGTAATCTCGATTTTTTTCCAAAGGATTATGTATGGAGACATACCATTAATACTCAGTGTAAGCAATTAATTAGGCTTGATGTATTGGTAGATGATGCACTTTTTAATCTCATTGGAGATAAAGAATATGTAAGCATCTGCATGGATATGCCATATAATCAAACAAACAAACCTATTCCTATGTTTTCACGAGTTTATAATTGGAGCGACGTTTACAACAAGGTTCATATGATAGCAAATCTCATAAAGGAGAACGAAAACGATGATGTTGCACCCTGATTTACTCCCAGAAACCGCAGACCCACAAGGCTCAGTGCGCTATGAGAACGTAAACATTGTGAGACTATTAATTCCTTGTAGAGAAGAAGGAACGCTCACACAGTTCTACAAGAATGATAACTATTTTGTGGTTTATGACTGTTCACCAGAATACGGCAACCAAGCCGTAGAGAGTTTTACAGGCACAGTTCTTGAAGAAGCCAACGGAACGCATAGTTGGTGGAGGTCAATAGACCAGAGAGGAAATGATGAGAATGAATAAATTTGAGAAGATAAGTGAAAGACAGTTTTTCGCTGACTTTGCCGAGTATCTTGATGACGAGTGTTTAGATGCAAGGGATAGTAGGGCAATCTATAATATGATTAAGTTACCCAAGAGAGCAACAACAGGCTCGGCAGGTCATGATTTCTTCGCTCCATACAATATCGCAATCCCACCTAAAGGCACTGTTAAAGTACCTACTGGCATAAGAGTTCTCCTTGACGATGACAAGTTCCTTGCAATCTATCCGAGATCGGGGCTTGGTTTTAAGTACAAGATGCAGTTATGGAACTCGGTTGCCGTAATAGACGCAGACTATAGTAATTCTGATAATGAGGGTCATATATGGGTTAAATTCTACAACGACAGCCCAGACGGTAAAACAATCAGCATTAGGCAGGGCGAGGCTATGTGTCAGGGAGTCATACAACAGTATTTTAAAACTATAAACGATGAAACAGACGGCATAAGAAATGGTGGCATAGGCAGCACCACGAGGTAAAAAATAAGGGTATGTACCAAGTCAATTAAGACCTAATACATACCCTTATAATTATTTAGCCAAAGCTACGATTATCGCACCTGCAACGCCTGTGGCTATCATTGTTGTAACTGCTGTAATGGCAGCTATTTTTATTTTTTTAATATTATCCAAAGTTTCTTTTGCGGGAGCGTTTTCTAAGGTAGATACCTTATTACTAAGTTCCTTTTGATTTTCCTTTACCTCTCCAACGTCACCCTCAACTTGCTTAAGAGATTGTGCGATAAGTGCGATATTACTATTCATTTCGTAAAGCATTTCCTGCTTCTTTTCCACATCGCTAACTCTTGACTGCAAATTGCTAATTGCCTGTGCATTAGACTGAGAATTTGCCTTCAGTTCATAAAATTCCTTATCCGATATTGCCATGTCAAACCTCACTTTTGCAACCACATTTCACAAAGAGCCTGAAACATGGCATTTTGAGTATGCGCCCCCATAACACCATCCGCGCTACCGCAATTGAACCCCTTTGCATTAAGGGCGTTCTGAAGCTCTTTTACATCGTCTGAATTATTTATGTTAAATGTCCTTTTCAGTTTTTCAATCTCAACCCAACCTGCGCCAGATTTGAGTTTGCCGTACTTGACATAATTTACTATCTTTTCCTCCACGATTGTATATTTAGTAGCCACAGTGATTTTGCCAGTTGCGGGTTTCCCAATCTCTTTATAAATGGGTGTTCCACTTGTGAGAGTCTTGGTGTAAAGACCAATGACTTCGTTGAGCTGTGCATTTACCTTGTCGCAAATCTCCTGCGTATGTCCCTTTATCCAAGTTGCGGGACACTGAGTTGCTTGGAACATATAGTGATAGGTCAAAGAGCCATTTTTATCGCCTGTAAATTCAAGTTTCTTAATGCCGTTGCGCTTGCAAATATCCACGCAAAGTTTGATTAACGAAGCGTAAACAGTTTGCGAAATAGACCACGGCTCGCCATAAACATCATTTGAAACCTCGATGGTGATAGAGCGATTGTCATTCCAAGCACTACCACTACACCACGATCTGTCGCTTTCGGGGCAGAATAAACCTATACGTCCATCTGAGCCTATACAGTAATTAGCGGACATTTGCCTTGCAGGATTCGCCACAAGATTGCCAAATTGTTCTACAGACATAATACCTGCCATATGATGTATTGTGATTTTAGTAATGGGCTGATTTCTTGGTGAGTTTCTATTTGGTGATATTTGAGTATAAGACACCAAAGATGAATTTGTAAAAGCCATATTCACACCTCCTCGTCATTTCCTTTTCCATTTGAGAGTTCTTCATCGGCTTCTGCGCTGAGTAAAATATCTTTATCGTCCATTGCTTACTCCTCCTTGTCCGTGTTTGTCTTTTTATTATTCTGATAACTAAAGAAAAACGTAAACGCCATAGTGCAAACCGTAAGATAATCCTTTACATCTACATCTCCGTTCAAAAAGGCTATCGATAGGCACACCGCAAACAAGAGGCTGATAAGACTTTTAACATCAATTAATTTTGCAATTTTCTTAAATATTTCTCTCATAAAACCACCCCTCTCGTAAAAAAGAAGTGGGGCGATAGCGGTGAACTACCGCCCCTTGTTAGTTATCTCATCTCCATCATGAGCTTCTCGAATTTCTTACGAGTTGCTTCATCTGGAGCTTCGTCCATAAGTTCCTCGAATCTATCCATGAAATCATCGCGGGACTCCATGCGTCCATAGCTTCTACGATTGCTACGTCCACGCTCATATGAGCCTCTACGAGTATATCCACCACGATTTGATCTGCCACCACGACCACCTCTTGCCATAGACATATCGTCATCGTAGTAGTTGCCAGAATAGCCTTCTTCCTCATCTTCCATCATGCCGATAACACATTTGATGTCTTTCAGCACTTCTGTGAGATCTTTGAGGTATTCAACGTGCTGCTCGCCAAGCTGACCGCCAGCGTTTTCAAGTTCTCTCTTTGTGGACTCCAATTCCTTAAAGGTCATCTCACAAAGGTCATAAAGAGTATCAATCTTCTTATCCATGTTTGCCACCTTTCTTATCTAACTCTGCGATAGCCAATATAGTTAAACAAGATATTGGCATTCATTACGTTAATTGCCTGTGTGCTGATATTTCTTACCGAAACACTCTGACAGCCATAAATGCTGGGAATTGCCACTATAATAGAAGCACCAACATTATCGCCAAAAGTATCAGATACCAGAGGTACTGTGACAGTCATAATACTGCTTGGGTCAGTTTCGCCATTAATTGCAATAGCAAGACTTATAGGCTCAACTGTGCCAGCAGGATCGGTAGGAACAGAAATATTTCCGTGGAACTCTACCTGATAAAGTGTTTCGTAGATTTTTCTGCAACCGCAACTACAAGTGTTAGTAGAAGGCGCATTATTTGCGAGAAGAAAGATACCGCTTTCTTCTCTATGGAATACAAGTCCTCTGTTGCAAGGAACAGGAGATTCAGTGAATATTACAGGCTGATTTATCTGTACAACCTGCGTTGCATTTGATGAGTATTCGCTCAAAATTAATCACTCCTTTCGAGATTGCTCGACAGGAATTTTAATAGCCTCCTCAAAAGTCATCTTATTTCTATACATTCTCGTATAGATTTTAGGATAACTTAACTTTAATTCTTTACACCATTGCATAAGATTTTGAGTTTTATCTTGGTAAGTTATCATAATGCAGCTTCGCCTATTGTTTGCCTGTTCGCTCAAAGGAATCCATGTACAATTCTCAGGACAATAATCCCCATTATAGTCTTTGCGTTCGCAGGTTAAAGACTCATCTGCTCTTGTAAGAAGCGTCCAAGTCTTAAAGACTTCGTAGTTGTGCCATTCTTTGCACACTTCGATGCCTCTTGCACCATAATACTTATAAGAATGATAATTCTCATCATAACACCTGCGCATCATACATACCCAATGTCTATATAATTTAGTATTAGATTCTCCATGAGTTTTGTTCCATGGGGTGTGTTTTAAACAACCACAACTCTTAACAAGCCCGTTCTTTAAATTACTTGATTCGACAGATGTAGTTTTGCCACAATCACATTGGCATATCCAATATGTTTTCTTCTTTGTAAAATCTCGTTCTTTTACGGTAAGCATATTAAATTTTAATCCTGTCAAGTCTATGAATTTAGACATAATGAACTCCTTTCAGTTATTAATTTGGAAGTCGCTCATTATACGTTTTGTAAAACTTAGAATGAGCTGTTGCAACCGCAACCATTGTTGTTAGGGCAGGTGAAGATTGCCTGATTTCCATATACAGGCTGTGCGGGTATCGGGCATGAGCGAAGTTCATTCAGGAGGGCTGTGTTAGCTGCAAGCTGAGAAGCTCTAAGCTGTGTTGTCTGGTCAACCTGTGAAGCCTGACCTCTTGCATACATAAGTTCACTTCTGAGGTTTGCGTTCTCTCTGCGCTCTGCGTCAAGTCTGTCCTGACAGAGGTCGTCCTTTATAGACTGGATTCCTGCTGTAAGAGCAGTTATGATGTTCTGAGTGTTCTGAGCTGCCTCATATCTGTCCTGACAGTTCTCCTGTGCTACTGTGTAGCGGACATCTGAAAGACCTGCCTGTACGCCGTTGAATCCCTGTGCATTTGCTGTCTGCTCTGCAAAAGAGCGATTAAGGCTTGCAATTTCGTTTGCGTTCATCTGCTGTGCAAGAGCTGTCTGTGCTCCGAAAATAGAATTATTGACACCGTTGAAACCGTTACACATATCATATCTCATATCGCCGCAGCACTGACATAACTGAGTTGCGAGAGCCGAGATTGCACTCTGTACAGAGGTAATGCTGTCGTGGAGCTGTGCATCACGGAAACCGTTATTCATATTGTTTCCGAGATTGTTCTGACCGTTAAGAAGCCACGGGAAGTCATAGCCAAGCATCATATTGCCATAGCCTCCGCCGAAGCCACCGCCAAAACCGAATCCGCCATTACAGAGAGCGATAAGAAACAGTATTCCGAGCCAGCTATCTCCACCGCCGAAAAGACCGTTTCCACCACCGTAACCGCCACCAAACGGCATACCATAAGAAGGTGTTACGAGCATTGTTGTGTCTGTTCCATTTCCATTGTTAAGAGCCATAATAACTCTCCTTTCTCCCCAAAATTGTTAATGGGGTGAGCGATTGCATCCATTATGTGCAATCGGTGTGTAAAATGAATGAATTTATATCAAGGCTATTGCCCTAATACCGAAATTACCTCCTATTTAGCATTGAATAAACTTGCCTCTGAATAAGTGGAGGTATTTGTCCGTTCTGTGCAAAATACCTAACCGCCTGTTCTGGCGTTTGTATATCTTCCGGTAAATTCTTAAAATACTGTCGCCAATTAGGAGCAAACTGCTGATAAGCCTGACCAAAATCTGGCTGTTGCATCTGCCCTTGCATTGGTTGATTTTGTGACACAAAAGGATTAGCCATTAACCTTTCAACTCCTCTACAATTTTCTTCATGTCATCAATCGTTTGTTTATAGGTTTCAAACTCAGACTTCGTTATATAGTCAGACAAATCTATATTTGATGTGTTTTGCACTTGTTCCTCATTCTTAGGATTGTTGTCTCCTACTTTTTCAAGGCGATAAACTTCAAACAAAAAGGGTTCAAGAATAGACATTCCAACAGATTTTTTATAAACAAACCCCTCGTTTTCATTAATGAAATTAACAGAAGTATTAGGGTCAACTCTCCACTTATATGCGACTTCCTCAGAAGGCACATTTATAAATGTGGTCATTTGAGGTTGTTGCATACCATAACCATATTGATTCCCCCAAGCCGTTTTAATCACCTTCCTTCGTATAATAATATATTGGTGTTACTAAGCCACTGTCCCAAGAATCATACCAGTCTCCATTTATAAGTCCAATGGCATGACTGCCAGTAGCGAGGATATACGAGCCATTGGGGTGCTCATTTGCAAAATCTACAACTGAATAACAATAAGGGCAGTCGTTAGAGCAAATATATCTCTTGAAGCCTCTACGTCTAAGATAAGCATCCCATACCGCATTATTGTTTCCCCAATCACCCATAAAATATCCTTCGCCACACAGTTCTATATATATCTTTTCCCACGGTTCACCTGTCACAACAGAGATTGCTCTTATAACACAATCCCCTGCACGATAATTTTCTCGTGGGTTGTTACAGTAATATATATACATTACCTCTTACCAAATCTTGCCTGTTTGTCATAAATCGTGTCAAGATTCCAATTAATGCCTTTTCTCACTCTGTAAATCCTCTCTGCTTCTTTAAGTTCAAGGTCTACATCTCTGACAAAACGCGTTATAAATTCTGCTGACGCTACTTCTGAAATATCCACAAGGTTGCGGTAGGAGTCCTCATACAATATTTTAGATTGTTTCTCCCATTTAATCCATTCGTTCATACCATATTGTATAAGTCTCATTTTATCTTCTGATGTAAGATCATCGGTAGACTTATCTAATAATGGCATATCAAGAATGTCAATCTGTGGTGGGTTATTTGCGACTAAAATATCGTGATGATGTTGAATGTAGTATTTGCACAACTCAGAATATCCATGAGTTTCTTCTTGTAACTGATTTTCCTGTTTTCTCATATCAGGGAGTAAATCAACGAAGGCAAATATCTGAATAAGCTGAGAGTGTATCATCATTGCTCCGACCATTCTGTTGCCAAGTGCTGTGTAAATTTCATGTAATGTCATTAAATTTATCCTTTCCTTAGTTTTAACGTCTTTTCAGACAAGATTTAGGTTTGTTGCGTATGTTAAAATTACCTTTTTATTAGGACTGTAAAGCCTGTATCATAGCGTACAGTTCTGCGTTAGACGGCGCATACTGCTGATATGTTCTATCCATAGTCGATAAACATATCATAGGATAAATCGTCATATCAACATTTACACCTACGCCTTCATTAATTCCGTACCAAATGCCGACAGGTGCAGATAAGTCGGACTGTGATACGTCGAATGTTGCGGTTGCGCCTTCATCTGCGCCGTATCTCACACCACTACCACTCACAGTACGGTTTGCCGCTAACATTCCTTTACCGCTTTGTACCTTACCGTCAATGCGATAATTGCCAACCTCTTTAAATATCGTTTTACCGTCAGTACGTCGCAAGATGTTGAATTCTACTGATTGTGATGTTGTTGTGCCACTAACTGTAATTGATAAATCTGGATTCACAGTAAACGATAAACCGCCGTGATTCGATACTGTATAATCTGTCCATATCAAGTTAGGATTTGCCGCTTTTATACTATCACGGGTTACATTTATCAGATTTTTATAGCTGTAATTGTTAGCCCATGAAATATTGTTTTCATTCGTTTGCTCTTTCGCAGTCAACTCGGCGTTGCTGAGAGCGTAGGGCTGATAATCGGTGAAACCAGCTTCATAGATTTCTGCTGGTACTATCATAAAGTTGGAAACAGTAACGGTTGCGTTTGAGCTATGATATGAGTTATAACCTTTTGCGGTTTTACCAGTAGGTATTGTTACTTTTGCCGTTTTATGTCCTGATGTTGTACCCTCTGTTGTATACGCTGCTGTACCAGAGATTATCTGACCATTTTCATCAGTAAGCTGTATGCTATACTGACCAGCCGTTACTGTATAATCAAATACTAAATACACGGACGTTCCTGCTGATATATCAATACAATTAGTGTGCTGAAACCAATACGAAGCATTACCAGTATGTTCGCCGCTATTATATGGTGCAAGATTCTTCGCACCGTTCATTTCTTCTAAAACGGTGGTTTGCTGAGTAAGTGTGGAATTTGGTAAAGCGTAGGGTTCATAGGTGGAGTCTGCATCGTAGAGAGATTTGGGGGTTATCATAAAATCAGTTACAGTCGCACCGCCGTTTGTATAAAACTGGTATGCCGTTAAGCTCGTATTTGCTGTAATTTCATGTGTAATTAATGTATTGTTATACGGAGGTGATGTAGAATTTTTCGCAATAGCGCTTCCGTCGACTGTAACACCTAAACCAAAACTACCTGTTGTTGTTAGCCTATAAGATATAACATATGTGCCAGCGGGTAAGTTTACCGATGTGTTGGCAAAATAACCCGTGTTTGGTGTTGTTGCCGCATTTAACGGTGCTAAATTCTTCACACCATTGTTTGTGTTCCAGTTTGCTTGTGTCTTGACGTTGCCCAAATCTGTCTTATCCTGTGCGCTCATAAGTCCAGCAGTTGTTGTGGTTGCTGCGCTGTATGTGGTATCAGTCCACGGTACATTACAAGCTAAGTCACCGTTGCTATCAACATTAACAGCATACGACTTACCAGAAGTTGTGGAGTTTGTAGCCGCTTCTGCAAGAGCTGTTGATGATTTGAGCTTTGCTTTAATAGTGCCAGTTGTTGTAATAGGACTACCGCTTGCAGTTGTAAGACCTGTACCAGCGGACACCTGTGTTACGTCAGTGTCATCACCAGACGGTACATAGCTCCATGTATTTGAGCTTGTTGCCTTTGTGAGACAGATAAACATATCGCCAACCTTTGCCGCCTGTGAAGCGTATGTGCCAGCGGTAATTACCTTGTAAGTGTCGCCAACTTCCGCTGTACCGTCAACAGGCAGAGTTGTTATTGTGCCGCCTGTTCCGAGCGTTCCTTTGTAAACCATAGGCGAGGGAAGTAAATCAACAACATCGTGTACAAATGCAGTTGTTGCAAGTTTGGTGCTATCGTCAGAAGTTGTTTGCGTTGTTGCTGTCATGCCATTTGCCAGTGCGCCAGCGGACACAATACTTGCTGGAATAGCTGTGATGTCAACCGCTTGGTTTGCATCGGGAGTAAGAGCTGTGCCATTGACCTTTACTGATTGTACCGCCGTGTCAGCTACGCCCCTTGCTGTGCTATCCTCAATATCATACACAGTGCCTTTATAATCTATTTGATTTAAAGTATTATTTGCCATTTTCTCACCTCTCATTCTATAACGAGCTTTTTACTATTAATAGTAACCTTTGCTTTATCATTCCAATTATATTTGTCGCCAGTGGTAACGAGCGAATCATCTGTACCGCCACTTGCCGCAGCCTTGTTTTCAATGCCAATTTGTGTGGCAGTAACCTCATGTGGATTATTCTTGTCGGCTTCATGGTCTACAATTTCGCCACGAGCTACCGTATCAACAGCACTAATATCGCCAGTAGCAGAGATGGTTTGCGTACCGTCTAAGTTGTCGGTAATCTCAATATTCTCACCCTTGACAAAATGTGTCATCAAGAGATTATCAGTCTCAGTCTTAGTATAAGTAGTTGCCTGATTAGCCTTTGCGTTTAAGAGCGTATCAACTTCGCCCTTTGTGTAACTGTCTTTAGAAAAAGGAATCCACGCATTTTCACCAGCACCAGAATCATATCCCCAAGTGTATCTCAGTCCGCTAACCTCTGAGCCAGAAGAACCCTGATACTTGACCGTATAAGAATCGCCAATCTCGGCATCGTCTGGGAGGTCAGCGTAGTAATCTACGCTACCCTTATAAACCACGCCTTCCTCAAACGCTTCTGTCTTAGTGTCTGTATAATCCTTTGCGCCTTTCAGCGCAGCACCTAATGTTACAACATCCATATATTAATCGCCTCCTTATGCAAGAACCGTAGCCCATACATTAGTGAATCCGCTTGCGTTTGAAACGGATATCGAGTACAGACCGCTTGCGTCAGCGGCGTAAATCTCATTATCAGTAATAGTGTCCACAACAGCAAAATCACTGAGTCTTACCAGTGAAAGTGTCTTGTAGTCACCGTTAGCGGTCAGCTTACCAACCACCTTACATGAGCCTGTACCCGAAGCCTTAATTCTGATGTCAGAACCAGTTGAAACTTTCATTTCATTTACGACACCATTTACATATAAGTCTCCGTTAATAACAGAATATCTGTTTGCCATAACTCATCTTCCTTTCTTTAATCTGGATAAAAACTTACTACGCACCCGTCTGGGAACGAAGTGTCTGAATAAACGCAGTCGCTTGCAATAGTGACTGAACGCAGTTGTGTATTGCGAAAAGCCTCATTCCCAATAAACTTAACGCTTCTGGGTATAGAGACTGAATCTAAATTAGGACAATTTGCAAATGCACCGAAAACTACATTGTCTGGGGTCAAACCTGTTTTAAGAGCACTATTGCTCGTCCGCCACATTGTCAGCGGCGAGTCGCCCACGAATGGCTTGTCTGGCATATCTATAAATTCCGAATTTGCGAGCTGCCCGTCTTGGTCTATATACCAGCCGAATGGGATAGTAGGTGCTTCGTAAGGCTGTATGGTACTGCCCTCATTGAGCATTACCCTTGTGGTGTATTCGCTGTTATTGGTGTAATAAACGCACAAGTGTATTGCTGTATCTGTCGTTGTAAAGGTTATAGCGTTAGAACTATCAGCACGATAGCCCCAAGCCCATAAAGATTGGTCTACAGTCGTTTCTGACGTTGCCGATAAATACTTAATGTCCTGTGATGTGAGTCCAAGCCTGAACCGTGATGATGCATCTACTCTTTGAATGGTATATGTTGTGTTTGGCTTTAAATCGGCATAGTAGGAAGCTAAATTTGAACCGAAACCGTAACAGTAAGCGCCGGGTTCATAATCGCCAGCACTACTACTCCAACCAACATAACAGCCTGTGTTATAGTTCTTATAAAGCAGATTTGCCATAGCTCCACCGCCTTACGTTTGAATCGGGAATCCGATACTGTTAAGATACTCGGCAGATGTTAGTTGTGCTGATGTTACAGAAGTCAAATACTGCCCTATACTACTGCATTTTTCGCTGTTGGCAAGCACAAGATTTGTGGCTGAATTTGCCGAAACAGCCGCTGCACTAATATCCAGCACTGAATATACGCTCACCTGACCGTCTGGGTATCGGGTAGCTGATATTGTGGCATTTGCCAGATTGCCCTTGATATACGAGTTTACAAGTACAATATTAAGGGTTATGTCTGTTTCTCCGGAGAAATTAACGTTGCAGTATTCCATAGTACAGCAATTTCGCCAGTCTCCAGACATATCAACTGTCGAGGTATTAGCCGTCATCTGAAAGTTAATTGAGCTGCGATAAAACTTTATTCGTCCAGAAGCCGCCAAGAATGATGTATTATCACCAGAGCCGCCATTAAGCCTGCCGGAGATCTTGCACTGACTAAAGGTGTATGTGCCAGAGGTACTGCCATTAGCAGTAATACTTGCCGCACTACTTCCGTCGCCAATCACCCAATTGAGAAGCTGGGCGTTCTTCCATGTGCTATTTCTCCCAGCGCACGTAATCAACGCACCTGATTTCAGAAAAAGGTTCTTTACAGTTTTACCGTCACCGTCTATCTGAGCGCAGTTCACCGTCAAGCCGGATGTTAGTCCCTCTGGGTACTCGGTATTCATATCAATGTTGCTGCCGAGCTTGATATATACGCCGGTTTCACTTGTTTTAGAGGCAAGCTCCGCCCACGTGGTTACTACATATGGGTCTTGCTGCGTTCCTGTTCCTGTAATTGCCATGTCATCGCCTCCTTATTCTATTTTTTCAATGCCGTCCGGAATATAAACAGAAGTAACGTTTGTATAGTTAAAAGCTGTTGCTTCTAAGGTTGTAACTGGATTACCGTTATGTGTGTCAGGTACAATAGGATTTGTAACATCTCCAATATAATATAAAACGCTCGCCTCGCCATTTGAAGTATTCCAAATGTAATCACTGTCCTCTGTTGGAGTATATGGAGGCTCGTAGGTTTCTACCGCGCCATATACATAGCACATCATAGCAGTTAGATTTGCATACTCCCCAATAACGCCAATTGTGATTTTGTGACTTCCTAAATCAAGTTCATAGGGGAGAGTAAAAGCTACTGTCTCATAGCCGTTTCCGATTACACTAAATCGCACAATATAATCCTGCAAGACATTATCTATATATATCTTAAAGTTGCCACTTCCGTTACTTGAGTTGTTACCTTGCACACAAGCATTGCATATCAGCAAAAGCTTAGACGAATAGTTGCTAAAGTAAATAGTCGCCACTTCTCGCTCGGTAGATAATAACTCCCCAAGTTTGTTAGTAGATACCACATAATTAGTTGTCAATCTTGTGGGGGCTGCTCCCACGTATGCGGTCGACTCCGAGAACGTGCTGCCTCTAAAGAAAAGATGAGCATTTTCGCCCACTCTCAATGCAGAGCCAGACCAGTTAGGTACTGTATAAATCGCCCCGTCCGAAAACAGTTGCACTTTTACCATGTTGTTATCAAGCACTTCTGTAACCTCGCAAGGCAGAGAGGATATAAATGGCATTTTCTTCGCCATATAAGCGATACGCTCGTCTATGAGCTGAAATAACTTATCCATTACCTATTCCCTCCACTCCGTATACATTAGGCAGCCAGCCCAGATTTGTTGCCGTTATGCTCATAGAGCCAGCGGACAACGGCATAGAGATTGACTGTATTATAAATGTCTCATTAATAAATTTCTGTGTCTTATCCGTAATGCCGATAGTACGGTTTACATCCAAATGCGGTATGAGAGGGGAGTCAAAGGTAACATTCATACCCTTCATCGCTTCTACTATAAGCAAGTAGTTGGCGTACCGTTTGCAACGCTCCAGAACCTCATTAGCGTTTACGTCCAGATACGGCATTTCCACATCCTCCATGCGGCGTGTGCCAACCAAGCCCACACGTAGGGGAGAAGTAGGATTGTAGTTAAAGGCAGTATACGACACGTTCTCAAACTGAGAGCTGTTAGTGAACACGGTCACACAGTTCTTGCCCTCGAAATTATATTGAAAGTTAGCAAGCCCATAGAAAGCGTTATCACAGTTGTATTCCCACTGATGAGCCATGTACTTATAACCGTCCACTCGCGTTCCGTCTGTCAGTTCCGCAAACTGCAAATGTCCGTTTATGTCATAGTAAACATCTGCACCATAGCCATTTGAAAGCTGAGTGAATATTTCACCTATACTGTTGTTGGAGTCTATGCTAATTTCGGATTGTGTTTTTATATTGCGATATTTAAGGTCGATTATAGGCACAACGGGGTCAACAGGCTTATCGCCACCACGATAAATTGTATACTCGTATGCGTTTTCATCGTCATGCAAATTAAGCATAAGTGCGCTGCGTATCAGCTCGTCAATCGTAGAGCCTACCTCTATCTTGTGCTGAACTCCTGCTTGGTTCATGCCGAGTGTGCCGTCCAACGCTCCACCTTTATCAACAGCCTCTATGTTAACGGTCTTGCCGTCATAATTTGCGGATTGGGTGTAGAATACGCCTTGCGCCCACCAATAGGTGTTACCCGTAAGACGGTCTACCACGCCAATCCACAACTTGAATTTACGCTCAAACCAAAATGTATTGTTGGCGGAGGGGATATACTGCTCGTCCACGTTAATCATGCTGAGACTAACCGACCTACGAGTAAGCGGCTGATAGTTGATATTGAGCTGACCTTGCGCTGTTGTAGACACATCTTTTGTGATATTGCCTATAACACTCTCAAAGTAAGACAACAGTTCCAGCTTTATTTTATAGGTGTTGTGCTGATTATTGATTGCTCTTATATAGCCACTATCATACGTATTGTAGTATTCCAATCCTCTCACCTCCTCAGAAACTCATGTAAATGTTTATATCACTTATGTCGCAGCACTCAGCCCACGTAAACGTAAAGGTTGTCGGTCTTGCTGTGTTGCTTTCATCGTATGTAGTTGTGGGAGCCTCAGTGATATTAACTACCCACACATCGCCTTTAGGGGATTTAAGCATGAATATAGCGTTCTGCGTGATAAAATTGCGCCATGCCCTTACCATATCTACCGTGTCCACAAACTTCTTGCTCACGCAGTCCACATAGCCCATCATCGCTGAAATCGTTCCAGACGAATAATTAGGATTGCCAGAAGATACTGTCGAGTATTTGCCGTGACCTACGTGCGAAACTCTGTCTATATTCTGTGTCACGGTTGTGTCCTGTATTTCGCCCACAAACTTCCAACAATCACCTATATCGTAAAACTGAATGTCGTATGGGTGAGAACCGTAGTTCTGGTCGTAATGTGGAACAAGAGCCGTTATGGAATATCCCTCCATAGCAGTTGCATAATCAGCGTGAGCCATGCAGTTGACATACGGCGTTCCGTTTTTCTGCCTTGCCACATAGATATATTCAAAGTCACCCTTGCAAGGAACAAAATAATCAGTGAACTTTTCAAGTCTTGCGCCCTGTCTGTGCCACGCACTCTGTACAAATGCGACCTCGCCTGTCTCTTTGTTGCGCCGATAAAGAGTGTGAATAATGTCTGATGAGTTGTCTGGAACGTCAGCACTAAAAGCGACATTGATTTGTAAAGCATGGTGAGTCGCTAAACCCGTTTCAGGTTTGCAATCGGGAGTGTCTGCGTTTAACTCCTCAAACGTTATGCCACTTGGCGATACGATTTCGGTAGTGTTTTGGCTGAGATTTATCTTTGCGTAACTTTCAAGCTCTACGCCGTCTTGTGTGACAACCACGCACTTAACTCTGTAATATTGGTGAGATAAGCTGTATGTCTTGTCTACCGTGTTATAACCCATAAAGGGATTGTAGAACTTCCAAGATATTCGCTGTGAGTATATCTCAGGCGTAGTTTCAAGCAACCTCCAACCGTCGCTATCAACGGCAATATCATTCCTAAACCACGAAAGTTCCATGCGCCAACTCTTTATCATTACGCCCTCAATCTGAAAATAACTGCCGTCTACGTCTATGGATGCAAGTACGTTGTAATGAGCATTAGCCATAGTCAACTCGTTTTCAGGGGTTGTCCTGCACATGAAATAATACTGTGGCGTTACCAGATAGTTGCTGTATATGACATATCTATAACCAGCAAGTGGGGGATAACTAAACGCCGTTGCAACCGTTACCTCTCCTGTGTTGTAGTTATAACTTGCAATCTTTCGTGACTCTGTGATAATCTCACCATTGTTTTCTATCGCAACCTCTATATTCATCTGTGAAAAATCAAGGTCGTTATATCTTGTAGGCGTTTTCACGTTATCACTATCCCACTCGTATATGTTGGGGATTTTGTCCGCTATATAAAAAGAGGTAGATGTGTTATGTGCTTTGACTGTGCCACGCACAACAGGCATATCACACACGTTCTCTGAGCCGTTTGTTGTGCTTTGCGTGAACATCATCTGCATCACATAGTCATGCCCCACCTCTAAATTTTCTCCGAAAGTGCCATGCTGAATATAGCCCATATAATCGCCGTTATAACCCAAAGGAAGTCTTGCGCCATTTACCTTATGGGCGTTTTCCACTTCCTCACCTGTGGCATAGTCGCATATCTTCCAACTAATGGACGTTAGTATGTCGCCATTAAATACGAATTTTAAGTCATTATTATCATCCGCAACCGTAGGATCAAATGCCACATTCTGCGGATATACATTTGTTGGGAATTGAAGCATTATCTCCCTCCTTATAAAGTTAGAGAGCCACCCCGAAAGATGGCTCTCACTATGTTATTGATATACCTTGTTCTCTGTCAGTTTTGTCTGCCAGTAGCGATTGATTTGAGTCTCAAACGCTTGTGCAAACTCAACTGGATTTTGCACTCCGTTTATCTCTATATTGGAGATATTGAAGTTGGTAGTTGCCGCCAAATTCTTATTAACGGCATTTGCAAGATAGCCTTGCGGTGAACTCAAAGCGGTAGGCGTTGTGTAAGCTACGTCTGGGATAGACATATCTCTTGCACCATGCAATACACTTTTCCAAGAAAGCCCAGTATTCTTGGCGGTTTCATCACTCAACTTGCCCGTAATAGCAAACTGAGCAATTGCCTTTAAGTAATCAAATGCACCGCCTTTTTTCTCAAAGAGGTCTAAAAGCTTGCCTATCTTGGAGGCTGTTGCACTTATTCCGCTTGCTAAATCGCTGAGAGAACTTGCGCCGCTTGATATGCCACTCGCAACAGATGTACTGCCGGTCATTCCAGCCGCCGCACTTGATAAGTTGTTTATCTTTGCAGTTGTAGCGTCTATGTCTTTTTGTGTATCTACAATTTGAGATACCACTTTTTTGTAGTTAGCCACAAAAGTGTTGAGATTGTTTATGCGAGTCTCTTGCGTAGAGTTCTCGTCAATCTGTATGGTATTGAGATATTTGCTATAATCCTCATTGGCGTTCTTCAGTGCAGTTGCCGCATCCTGAATAGAGGTCTTATAATCCTTCCAAGAGTTTATTTCTTTTTGCTTTGCCTTTATACTCTTGTCCAAATCAGTCATCTCTATCTTGGTGAGCCTACTCAGGCTGCTCTCGTAATTCTGGTAAGCCTTTTGGAACTGCTGTACAGTCTCAGTGTCCTTGTTCTTGATTTTGTCTCGCCAGTCAGAGCCGAGAATTTCTTGTGCAAGCTGTTCTTCCTCAGCCTCAGTGATTTCGTCCGTAGACTTCTTCCACAGTTTGGCATAGTCCTCATAACTCTTAATACGCTCGTCAAAGCCCTCAGTTGCCTTTTCTTTTTCAGCCTCTAAAGCCTTGATTTTCTCGCTGTTTTCAAAACTGTCAAGCTCATTCTGCGCTTTCTTTAAAGCATCTTGGTCTACAACGTATTCAAAACCACGCTCCTCGCTGTAAACACGCACCTTGTTATTCTTGGCGTTGGCGAGGTTAGCAAGCTTTTGCTCACGCTCTATCGCAGTTTCACGCTCGTCATTCTGAGCCTTGAGTTGTTTGATTTGCTCGTCGTAGTATTCTTCAATCGCCTTGCGTTCTTCCTCTATCGCCTCTATCTGCTTGTCAATAGTGGAAGTTACAACGTCTTGAACGGTTTTGTAGTGGTCGAGGATTTCTTCAAGGTTTTCTTTTTGCTCCTCTAAAGCCTCTTTCTGCTTTTCAAGAACGTCAAGTTCTGCCTCTCGCTTGGAGATAATGTTGTCAATGGTAGATGTCTGCGCTTTGAGCAAGCCGTCAGCTTCTTTGTTGAGAGCGTCGAGTTCAGCATTAAGCCGCTTGAGGATTGCCTCTTGCATAGCTTGGGTGTTGATTAGGTCGCCGGTTTTAGATGTAAGCTCGGCAATATACAAAGACTCATTTTTGATGGTGTAGTTATAAGCCTCCATTGCTGCATTATCACCTTCAATAGCAGTCTCCAAAGCCTCAATTTTTGCAATGAGTTCCCTATAATACTTTTCGTCAGCAGCCGAGTTTATGCCGTTTGCCAACATGATATTATATTTTGCCTTTTCCAATTCAAGTTCTTTCTTTTGGAGTTCTATTCTGTTTCCCAAGATGTTAGCCTGAGTTTGCGCCGTAGCTACGCTTTGCTTACGTTCCTCAACTTCTTTTTGAATAATGCCATCTTTAAGATTAACAATTTCCTCCAAGCTAAGAATGTAATCGCCGTTTGCGTCAACTTGAATATTTGATAACAGCCCTTGATCGTCCATATTGATTATTTCCCATGCCGTCTTAGCATTAAGAGCTTCGCCAGAAGCAATCTTTTGCATTGCGCTCACGATCTTATCAATATCACTTACAACACCTTTTTGAGCCTCGTCAAGTGACTTTAACCACGCCTCTTTCGCAGTTTCAAAAGAGTTTGAAGCTTGCATGGAGGACAACCCTATTTGTGAAATTGCGCTTTCAATATTTGCTGAAACTTCTGGATATTTAAGACCAATCTCTCTAAGAGACTTAACCGTTTCCTTTAATTGCAAAGATGCGCTAAACCTATCTGCAACTGTCGCTGCTTCATCATTGTATTTCGCGTTCAGCTCATTAAGTTGAATTATGAGTCTATTGTATTCATCAGCCGTTTTCACATCATCTTCAAAAGCCTTTAGACCAACAGATTGTTGTTTTATAGACTGTTCCTTGCTACGTATTTCATAAAACTCAGAAAAGGCTTTGTTTTGATTGTTTATATCTTCCAATAAACCATCAAAGTCAAATGAAGTATATGTGTTATTTAGATTGTTCTGTAGAGACATCCACGACTGATATGCTTCAGTCAAAGCGTTCATCGTCTTGGTTTGCTCTTCGGCGTTCAACCCCGTCTTAATGACGAAACTCCTTATCTTATCTTTGCCGCCAGCCCCAGCACTATCTTCCTCTACAAAATCAATATTCTGCAAAATGCTTTGATAATAAGTTTCAAGATACTGCTTTACCTTGCTATACGCAACAGAGGATTCTGTCAAAGCCTTTTCATATCTATCATTCTCTTTTTGAGTAGCACCATATCTATCCCTAAGAACATCAAAAGACAAAGTGTAAGGAGATTGCTTTTTGTTTTGAGTAAAGAAATCATTGGCTCTTTTTATATCAGCCGAGTTTTCTCTAAGCCAAGTCTCATTCTCTTTTACTTTCTGCTGTGTCAACAGAGAGATGTTTTCCTCAAGACTCTTGTTTACAAGGTCTATACTATCTTTTTCCAGTTGATACTTGGAAACAATTTGGTCTTGCAGATTGACTAATTCCGTTTTAACGCTATTTATGTCCTTGGTCGATGTAACCAACTTGACATACTCGTTTGTGAGAGAATTAAGCTCGTTAGCTTCTTCTTCGTAAGCCTTTATCTTTTCGAGGGTTTGCCGTCTGAGTTCTTCTTGTTCTTTTCTTTCTCTTTCGGCTTTTGCTCTGGCTGTCTTTTCTTTATTCCACCACTTAGTAAAAGCGTTAGTTAAAAGCGTTACCGAAGCTGTTATTGCAATTACCTCTAAATTAAGGTTTTTGAAAGCTGATGTAATCCTTCCAATTCCAGTTGCGCCTTCGGCTGCACCGCTACCAAAAATACCTCCGCCTTTTAAGCCTTTAATAAGGGCGATTGTGCTTATCAACGTCGGGAGTGTTCCAGCGAATTTGCTTATATTTCCAAAAGCTCTAATTATATTTGTAATCAGCTTGGCAATTACGCCAAGTGTCTGTGTTACACTTGAGTCTGTTAAACTCTGAATTATTTCGTTGAGAGAGTCAAGTATTTTAACAGCATTATCTGAATTAACAAACTCGTTGGTCATTTCAGCCCAACTGTTTTTGAGCTTGTTGATGCTACCAGACCAGTTGTTTGCGGACTTCTCCGCTTCACGCATAGCCGAGCCAACTGCGTTATCTGAAGCAAACTCGGACATCATCTTTTCGTATGTTTCCCAGTTCTCAAGCAACGCAATCAGTTGATTGCCTCGGTATTTTCCACCAACACTGGATATGAGATTGGCGACTTTGATAGAGTCCTCAGACTCTTTCTTAACAGCGATAGACAACTCTTTAAGAACTTGCATGGGATCACGCAATGCCCACACACCATTCTTAACTTCTTTAAGAGATACGCCCAGAGCTTTGGTAGCCGCTTCATATTTAGACAGAGACTCAGTTGTTATAGACTCGCCACCGTCGCCTATATCAGCCGCATCCGCCTTGACTTGGGCTATATTCATTAGTATGCCCTTGAAAGCTCTACCGGCAATCTCTCCGCCTTGCTGAGTAGTCGCTATCATAGTTCCAACTGCGGATGTAAGCTCATTTATTTCAACACCAGAGGCGGCAGCTTGAGAAGCCGCTATTTTGGTAGCCTCTGCCAAACTCTCCATGTTTACCGCATTTCTATTGGTGATGTAGTTCTGGGAGTCCAAAACTGAATTAAGCTTTTGCTCGCTACCTCCCAAACTGTAAGCTGCGTTAGTAGCAATAATGTACTGATTTGCCATTTCCGCCGTCATATCACCTGCGGCTTGTGCCTTTAGAGAAAGTTCAGATAGCGTTTCGGATTGCTTTTCACCAAAACCAGCTCGGCTCATTTCTTGCACGCCAAGTAAGTAGTCGCTGGCTGTTCTACCGTAACTACTTGCTACGTCAAATGAAGCTTTGCCGAGTGCTCGCAAACTCTCCTCAGTTCTATCCGAAGTTTTTGAAATTTCGGTCAGTATGTCGTCCATGCTCTGAAGCTCAGAAATAGCAGAACGAATTTGCCGAGTCACCATATTTATAATCTGATTTGCCGATATATAAGTAGAAACCAACTTAAACGCATTGGCAAATTTTTCAAAAGCAGTTGCGCCGGCAAGTCCAGCGGCACTTGCCTCTTTTTTGAATACCGCCAAGTCGGTTGCAAGATTTTTAACCTCTCGGTCTGAAAGCTGTGCGCCTTTTGCCATTTGCGCCATTATATTAGACCATTGCTCCGCAAACGTCTTACCATCCGCCATTTTCTTAGTGGATTCTACGGCTCGCTTATTGGACTCGGCATATGCGTTTACATCGGCTGATAATTTACGAATACGATTACTAAGATTTGCTATCGCATTATTCTTGGTAGCCTCTGCATTGAACGCTTGTAATTTAGCTTTGGCAATGTCAAAATCATCAAGAAAAGCGTTCATAGCAGAAGTGTCCCCGCCTTCCGCCAGCTTTGCCTTTAAGTTGGATATTTCAGTTCCGAGAAGTGTGCTTGCCACACCAGCTTTTTCGGCTTTGCTTATAAACGCCTTTAGTTTCTCGGTCTGTTCTGCCCACTGAGTTGCAATATCATGACGGCGAAATGCCGTAGAGTTATCAGCCTCACGAATTGTCTTGCCGAGATAAACATAAGCGTCGCCTTGCTCATTAAGAGCATAAGTGAGAGTTTCAACGGATTTATCTCCCTTTTCAACTTGGACGTAGAAACGCTGTAATTCGCCAGTAGTGTCCTCAACAGCCCGCTTAATTCTATTAGCGTTGTCGGCGATGCCTTGTTCTCCGAAGAAAGCGTTTAAAGTTGATTTAGCTGTATCTAATTGCGCCGACTTGCTTGACTTGTCAGAACTAACAATTTTGGCAATGTCTGGGTAATAATCATTTACGGTAGATGACACAGCATCAGACTTCGCTTTGTTGATTGCGTCTATGTCAACCTTTATTTTCTTCAGTTCGTTATCAAGCTTGATAATTGTCTCTCTCTGTTTTTCAACAGGTTGAGTATTGTCAAACTCAGACATAATCCGCCGAATAGTTTCAAACTGAGATTGGAGTTCTTCTCTGTCTCCATACTTCTTGTGATATACGTCAGCCGTCCCCCGCGACTTCAAGAAGTCATTGTATGCAATTTGTGCTGCTTTTGCAGAGTCCTCTATTTTCTTGTTTTCTTGCTCTACCTTTGCTAAATTTTGAGTTATTGTATAAGTGGTTTTAGCGGTTTTACCTTCTATGTTGTCAAGTTGATCGACAATATTTATAATGCCACCAGTTTTTCTGTCTACACCAGATATTGATAACGAATCCAATATCTTTTCGCCACCAGAACCAGCAAGTTCCACAAATTTAGGTTTTATCTTTGTTATAGTAACATCAAGGTCTTGAAAGTATTTAGTTAATCTTTCAATATCCTTAGATCCCAAACCAAGATTTCTAAGAGAATCACCGACATTCTCAATGGCATTTTCATCAATATCAACAGGTATTTTTATGCCAGTTTTAATATTAGATAAACTATTTTGTATAACACTGACCGCATTATCAATATTCTTATCAAAAGTAAACCCACCAATGTCAAGTTTGAGTTTTTTGCTGATATTTGCCAATTGTGATTGTATAGAAGAAATACCTTCAGTGTCTAACTCGCACTTGATTTTTATTCCCTCAATTTTTTTCTGCAATTTAGGAATATCAACTTCGTTAATTTGCTTCGCACTATCATCTACATTTAACGAAGCAACTAACTCTATCATATTATCTGCCATCTAACCACCTCTTTTCGTCAATACGCTTTGCCGTTGAAGAAGTCATCGGCATCTATTTTTATACCTAATTTATTTGTTTTATTAAAATCTCTTATGCCCTTTTCTACGGCGTTAATTCCTGCAAAATAAGTCAAGCGCGGAACTTCTTGTCCTATCATATTTGCAAGGCGAGGGCTGTGCCATCCTCGCTCCATCATTAATGGAACAAACGTTTCATGTCTTTCTTTAATAGGAATCCAATATTCACCGCCAAAATCTTCTCGATATACTCCTGAAAGATTTTGGTGCATTGCCAAGTCGTTTTGAAATCCCACGCCGATACGCAACGTGTTGCCAACAATTTTAATATCGGCTAATCCCTCTGCGTACAACGCATTTCTATATCCATTAGTACGCTCATATATTGTAGGATGGTAGCTATCATAATACCTGTCAATGTAATACTGAATGCAGTCATACAGCCTTCGCGCTTCGTGTACCATTATTGTTGCAAGACTTTCGCCGTTAGGCATTTTAACTTTTTTTAATGCAATTTTACTTAGTTGCTCCTTCAAACTTTTCGCCATTAGGCTCACCACCTGTCTTTTCTATAACATCCTCGGTTATTGCCTTCACAAAATCCTTTTCGTTTACCTTACTCAGCCCGTCAAGCACTTCCTTTATATCGGCAAGATTCTGTGTGTTGTCTACCGCAATGTTTGCCGATATGTCAGAACACAGCTTGTCAAACGATGTCTTGTGTGTCAGGAACATAAAGTCAATTTGCTTATCAATAGCCGACTCTACCTCTGACCAAAGAGGAAGCCTTGTTACATCATTCTCAATCTGTGCAAACCAATTTCCTCCCTGCGTATACTTAAAAACTTCGCTGATTTCTTCCTCTTTTACCTCTATGTCGGTAAGATATTTCAGTATCGCAAAACGACGAGCAATTTCACGGTTCTCTGCATGGAACTCGCCATTCTGAAAACAGGTCTGCGCCACGGTCTGTACTATATTTGTTATTGTTTCTACGTCAAGGTAGCCCTTGATTTCTACCTTTGCGCCGTTAATATTCTTGGTTGTGTTTCTGAGAGCAAAGTTCTTGCCCATAACATCTAATATCTTTGTAGCCATAATTTATTTCTCCTTTATAATTAGTATTTTAACTTTGGTACTTATTTCTGTATTGATATAAGCACATCAGTTAGATTTGTGTTTCGACTGCGTATCTCCCAATCGCTATGGCATCAGATACGTCATCTACCTTTATATCAAGATTGTAATAATCATTTACTTTCTGTCTTATATCTTCTTTTCTTTCTGGTCGCTTTACACCTCTACCATATTTGCCCCACGCCGTTATCCACTTTGATTCCTCTATAATGGTATACTTAACATTGTGTTTGTGGGCAATGTGTGCTATGAAGCCTTGCAGTCTTGCAAGCGACCTAAACCCTTTCGGATTTGCATTTTCAAATATTTCCTCAAACCATATCTCATCAGGCTTGAATTTCTCAATAAGCTTTTCAAGTTGGTCTGTTATTGCCGTTATACGGAGTAGGGTAGTACCGTAATCTGCTTCGGGCATAATAATACTGATAAGGTGCGGTTCTTCTTCAACTCGCAACTCATCAGCTCGTTTACTCATTTTCGGTTTTATCAGGCAATAATCTTTTAGTTTGCCATTAACAAAAAAGCCTATGCCCGATGCGGACGTAGACTGATCCACGCTCATTATTCGTTTCATACTTCCTCCTATAAAAAGAAGTCGCATTAAGCGACTTCAATAGAATTATTATCTAAGTATGTCATTGGAGACACATATTTCCATTTATATCCTTTAATAATCTTCTTTTTGCCTTTGCAACATTGAGCAATTGGTGGCTGAGTACAGCCTATACTCTTTGCCGCAGATGTAGCCGTATCATAAATGTTTAATAATTCGTCATCTAAACTATATTGTCCGACGCACTTATAGTTTTTTATAGTACTCCAAAACATTTGAACTTTGTCATATAATGCCTGTGGTGTATAATCTCTTTTAAACATCCATAAACTATCAGCACAAACAAAACGTTTACTCTTACCATTACTACATGAAGCGTGAACATTTCGCTCACATACATTTAATGTTTTTGCTGCAATTTGATAGCTTGGGTATTCTGCTATAAATTTACCGAATTTATCGAATTGCATTACGGTCTTATCCACAACATTGGGGAGTAAATAATTGTCTGGATTTGATTTATAATCGTTATAGTCTGCAAAATGATAACCTTTACAAGTAAAATTAGTTATTAACCGCACGATTAATCATATTAGCTTGACACTCAAAATCTTCTGATGCCTTAGTGGAATTATAATATACTTGTCCAGTTTCGAGACAAATTATTTCATGCTTAAATCTTTCAACATTTTTGCTTTCTCTCGTGTCATGTTTACCATTAACATAATCTTTATAGTAAACGAATTTATGCCCATGAACAGTAATCCATTTATCAGAACATACTTGACTAATTTGACTTTGGGGTATATTCATAATACGAGATGCTTCATTAACACCCGCAAATATCTGCTGAGTCTCCAGACATATGACTGCGTTGGGATAATAAGTAATTGTAAATTCATCCATCGTCATATCAAATTCATCGTTATACCAACAAAATCTATAATTGAAACCCTGAGAATCAATAAAATGAGTACGCTTATTCTTACTACACATATCCCTAATTCTTTGAGTTGGAACACCAGTTTGATTCGACGCATCAACCGCAGAATCATATATTTTATTTTCCGTTAGAGAAATAACCCTCCGAGTCCTCTCTATTCCCAAGCGTTTCATTCTTTCTGCGTTTTTAGCAGACCATTCTGCATAAACATCTGGAGACATTCTTTCTCGTATAGGACTGCCAACAACAAATCCATCCATTCCTTCCCCACCTAAAGTCCTATTATATCCATTACGAAATGAATCATATTTCTTTATTAGGGCAATTTCCATTTTGCCAGCCTCATAACAAGTCAATCCAGTCGCCACCACATCATGAGAGAAACCATCGTCCCATCCAAAAAGCTTAATATCTTCCCAAAATGACTTATTCTCACAATATCCAGAGCCACCTTTACGCCACCGTTCACATGGCTTTTTTCTTGTTATCCCTACATACTTCTTACCATTAGTTAGATTTGTATGCACATAAACACTATATATGTTTTTATTTTCTTCCATAAATACCCCTTTCTAATTTCTTGCCTTGCGAGAGCGTAAAAACACCCTTATTCTTCTCTAATTATATTATAGCATTAATTTTATGTTTTGTCAAGGGGCTTATAAAAATTAGGGGTAAGTTTTTTTATTTTAACTTACCCCTTTCTTTATTAATACAGTTTATTTTTTCTTGTGGTCTTAGTGGTTCTTTCTCTTCCTTTTTCACCGATAATTTCACGTACACCTTTTTCTACATGAGGGAGCATCCAAGACAAATCATCGTCGACATGGACTCCACACTTATCTGCGAATACTTCAATAGCCTGTTCCTTTGTAAGAACACCGCTTCTATATTCTTCGATAGTCATATGTATCTGGTAATGCTCAATTGTATCGGCTACATATCTCCAACCGTGGGTTTGACCACAAGTAGGGCAATAATCATGCTCCTTACCACAAACCCAACATTCAACCTTTTTGCCCATATTTAATTACCAAGTAAAGTCCTCGTCAGCAACAGTAATTTCGTAGAATGATTTATCGGAGTCGCAGTAACTATAAGCGAGGTTTAAGGTCACACTTATTGTGTCTGAGAGATTGAAGCCGATTGTGTTGCCAGTCTGAGGTTTCGCATTCTTGGCAGTGATCCACAGTGCACGTGCTTTAGTCTGATCGCAAAGATCGACTGCGAGTACGAGGAATCTAACCTTCGCAGCATCAGGGAACTTATCAGCAGCATTGACAACCTTAACACCAGCAGTTACAGAATACTCATAGATTATCTCAATCTTACAACCAGCCTTGAAAATAGTTGCATCAGTAGGGAAGTACACTCTATGATTTGTTGAATCATAGTAGAACTTTGTGCTTGTAGCCGCAGAAGCAACCTGTTCATAGTTGTCGTCGAGAGAGTTATCTGTGGTCAGAGTGTGGAACGAAATCTTGTAAGCACCACCAGTCTCAGCAACAGGTGTTTTTGTAAGAGTTACATAACCTGCGGTTACATCAGCAGCAGAAAGTGTAAATCTCTCGATATAAGGAACTCTTATCGGTGCATCATTTGTAGCATCAATTCTTTCAGTACCATTGAGACTTGCAATGAGAGAAAGATCAAGTACAGAGGAATCGAAAGAAATAGTACAAGACTTATTTCTGTCAATAGAGAAAATGGTCGAACCGTTAGAGTCCAACTTTTCAGTTGTTTCCCCGTCCTGTGTGATTTGCAGATTTTCAACTTGGCTACACATCCACTGAACATCTTCTGCTGAGTCAAATGCCCAAGCACCGATAATCTGCTTAATAGCAATACTATTTATAGCCATAAACTACCACCTTTCTTATAAATTTTTGGTCTTGATTGGACGCATCCAATCTAAATCAGTTTTGTGAATATCCTTGAACGACACCGTACCTGCATAAAGTCCTCTGTAAAGATTGTTTGCATTTTGCCTATAACCCAAACGAATTATAGCATCAAAAAACTGTCCAATCCTCAATCCAAAAACCTTATCGTAATCGTGCCATTCACAAGCAAGAGAAGAAATAAGAGGAGCGTACTGAGAATTGTCTCCAAACAAGTCTTTTCTACGTTGCGCCCTGTCTATATTTTTCTTCTGTTGCCTTATCATTAAATCGTGCGTAAATTTATTCTCACACGACGTTAAAATATTCTTTGGCAAACAGTGCATACGTCGCACATTGTCTGCGATACGCTCACGCATAAGTGAGTCGATTATAACGCCATCACTATTAGCTAAGATTAATTCTCCGTCTTTTTCAATCGGTCTAAATTTAGAGAAGTCTAAATCGCCAAATAGCAATCTTGACGTTTCTTTGTCAATCCCCGATACTAAGATACAGAAAAGTTCAAAAGGTTTGATTTTTTCAAAGTCAATACCCATTTGATCTAAGTAGTATGGCATATCAAAAGGCTCAGATGTGAGTGCGCTAACAAGGCTTAAATATTCATTTTCACCAAATTTAGCAATATCTCCTATAGTGGGTTGATATAGAGTTATACCAACTCCAATATCAAATGGCTCGCCTCTGAGTAAACGAATCTCATCAACTGCAAACATTCAATCACCCACAAACACCCACAACATCTACCGCCTCAAACACAAGCTGTCTAAACCTGTATGTCGTATTAACACTACCCGCTACGTCCGACTTCAACTTCAGCGTTCCCACGCCAAAATCCTGCCGCCCGTCATATTTGTCCTCAATCAGCTCTGCCAAATAGTCCATGCGAGTTCCACTTTCACCAACCAAATTCATGCGCATATCCTCTTGATGAGTGAGCACATAGAACACGATAGTCGGGTGAACCCAAATGTTGCTGTCACTACTGCCGTAACGTGTGCGCCTTTCGGGTATGTCTATCTCGACGAGGATATAACTACGCACTTGCTCCTCAGTTTGTGGGACAAACATATGAGGGAATAGCCTAACCCACACCAAATCGTCTGGATCTTCATCTGGATTTAAGCCGAGAGCGTTTATGATTTCTTCATCTTGCGACAATTCAGAAACTATTTTGTTCTTCCATTCTCGGATTACTTTTGAACGAGCCATCTCTCAGCACCTCCTTAAACCGCCCCAATTACGTCAACAAGCAACTCGCTCCGTTGTCCACCACCTGCGACAACCACCTTGAAAGTTGCCCCAACCAAAGCCGAATCATTTGCACACTTAACAACGCATTTGTTGCCAGTCTGCTCCATTGTCAGCTTGCCGTCCAATAGCGCGGAATTAACGAGAGAGAACACAACTTCATTCTCTGTCTCCGCTGTAAAGGTCTTACGACCACCTATTCTGATAGATGGTGCGCCCGAATATGTTATGTTTATTGGACTTGGGTGTGGTATGTCGTTAGGATTAACGTAGTCGCAAAGCATTAAGTCAATTCTGTCAACATCGGGGTTAATCTCGGTTTCCGTGAGTACAAGCAGAATACAACCCTTGCCGTCATATCTCGGCTCGGCTGTTCCGTCATATCCCATAGTAACCGTATCGACACGAGTAATGTCGTAGCATTTTGGTAACTCCGTATTAAAGTCAACCATAAGACGCTTATCCGATCTCAGTTTCAAAGTTTCCTCATCAATCGGCAAATACACCATAAGCTGATTTGAGCCAACAACTATGACGTTATTATATTTTTCGCCGTTATTATACTTCGAGGCACTGAGCACTACCGACCAACGCTCAATAATATCCGCTTCTGTATTCTGCCATTTGAGGACGTAGTTGCACTGTTGCATCTTGCCATATGTGTAAACTTCCTTATCCCAATCACAAGAAACAATAAGCCACATCGCGCCAGCCCATTCAACCAAATTACCCGCGTCAAAGTATTCATCAGGTAAACTTTTTACATCTTTGTAGTAGGGGAGAGTACCGTCATCAATTATGAGTTTCTGTGCCACACCATTAACAAGACAATCCTTGCAAGAAAGGGAATTAACAGCATTAAGCTTCAAATTGCGTTTCTCATAGTACAGGGTGCGATCTCTCTGCGTCGTGCCACGAAACTGCACTCTTGCCTTATACGCATTAAAGTCAGCCATATTATCCCTCCTTTCCAAAATACTTCTTATTAATGTTCTCTATGCAACGTATTGCCTTAAATACTTCGCGCTTACATACTGCTGTGTCATAATCGTTGTCTATAAGATACTCCACGATATTCAATGCACTCATAAACTGTGGTTCTTCAATAAGTTGACGATATAGCCCATAACTACCAATCATCTCAACCTTGAGACTTTCGAGGTAAGACGTAAGCGTTTTACAGCCTTCCTCTTTCATAGGTAATATTTTGTAAATCTTGCCAATCATGTACTGAAAGTAGTTCTGAAACGCTCTTTCGTCCAATTCGGCATAATCTATCTTTACGCTCATATCAAGTCACCTACATCGTTACGAATAAATGAATATTCTTTAATACGCGATAGGAAGTTGGCATGAGCCATAGTATAGGTAGCATTGACCTTATCCAGAAGATTTGCAGGAGAAAAAGTCGTAAAATCCTTAGTGCTTAATGCGTTCCGCAGTAAATCAAGATTATTACGTATAGGCTTCAGCCATGCTTCAACCATTCCCTCGGTTAGTATATCTATCTCCATAAGGTCTAAATCCTCAGTAAAACCGCCTTCTTCGGTCTGAGTCAAGTCCTTTTTACAGGACTCTAAAAATCTTACAACAGCCTGATTAAGCCAACCACGCATAGCGGTCTGTGCCATACTCTCGGTCATATCCGCCAAATCGTAGTCATTGACCTTATCCATAAAACTGCTATAAATTGTTGTGTAAGCGGTCATTAGCTCACCTCGTCCATATCAAAACTTACGCCAAGTGCCTTTTCAAGAGCCTTAACCTTTGCCTTTGAATCAAGTCGTTCATCTTCCTCTGCAAGCATTGTGTATGCCTTTGTAAGTATAGTTTCCCTTACGGGTTTTGAGAGAGTAGGCACTATTTCTTCAATCTTCTTAGCTGAGAAGTTGAAAATGTCATCAATATCCTTATACAGTCCGTTTGATGTGTAATACTTGTCAACATTGAGAGCCTTATAAATCTCATCTGCGGTATAATCATCAGTGTCCTCAAAAACAATCCAGTTGTTAATAAAGAACTTCTTTTGAGAATTACGCATAGAAACAAGCTCGCCATATTCCATCTCAATCACAACACCAGTATCGTCCCATATTTCTTCATAGCCAGTTTTCTTTGACTTGTAATACAGAACTCCGCCAATATTGCTCTTAACAGGGATAAGATAGTCAGACTCAATTTTTATTCTTACAGGCTTTTCAGCACTTGCCTTTTCCGTATTTGCCTTTGTAGGTCTACCCATATTTAATTCTCCTTTAACTCATAGTGAGGGCGGTATATTTCAACCGCCCATAATTTGATTAAGTAAAGTCGTAAACACCCATTGTGTCAGATACTACAACAGCAGTACCCTCACGACGGATTACTGTGTACTCCTGTGTGAGATCAGCGTTGTCAGCAGCATCTCTTGCAATTACAATAGGCTCGCCCTCTATATAATGCTTGATGAACTTGTCATCGCCAGCGATTACATAAACTCTTGTGTCAGAGAGAACGAAGTTGCCAGCAGCATCAAGATAGTTCTTGAGTCTAATGCAAGGTGTTCCGTTGAATCTCTGAGAGAATCCAACATCATAATAATCGTCCTTTACAGTCTCTCCAATCTGAGACATAGGGAAGTTCCTGAGAGCTGTTCTTGTTCCAAGAACGTAAGCGGTCTTGCCTGTAGCAGCCTCTACCTTCTCAATAAGGTTGAGAAGTCCAGACTCAGTAGGTGAACCAGAAGCGGTTACGGTAAATCTTGCTGTTGAGAGGTTGTTGAGCTGTTTTGCAACACTTGCATAGAACTCACGCTCAAAGCTCTTAGCTACACGATTTACAAACTCAACCCAGTCAATTCTGCCTGAGAGAATAAGAATAAGCTCCTCGTAAATCTTTATAGCCTTATTTACGGGCGTGAGAGTAACCTTCTGACCGCCAATAAGTCTCTGACGACGGATGCCCTGTGTACCGTTAGCAACAACGTCAACTGTGAGGAGTGAGTTATCAGAAACGAGAAACTCAGGCTTGTCACCCCACTCACCGTTCTTTGTCTCAATCATATCAGCGAGAGGTGAGTTATCAAGAGCTGTAACATCGAGAGCAACGTCAATAAGCTCCTCGATAACTGCAAAGAGTTCAGGACACTTGCCATCGCGGATTGCCTTATAATCTATAGTTGTAGAGCCGTTATTAGCCTCTTTAATCTTATTAACGATAACGTCTGTGGGGTTGCCCTCTGCAAATGCAGTAGGAACGCCACGATAAGCGTCAATACAAAGCTTTCTGAAATTTGCTTCCATAATCAAATACCTTCCTTTCTATATTAAATTAAAGAACCTCGAATACGTACATTGTCTTGCCGCCAACTACCTCTGTGTTAAGGAGCTGTGCAAAAGCCTTTGTAGATGCTGAAGAAGCTGTCCACTTGCCATTACCTGCGGCAATGTACTTGTCTGTAGTTGAAGGTGTGCCAGAGCAAACCTCACCTGTAATTGAGAAGATGTCGCACTTTACGAGCTTGCTGATTCTTGCAATATCACCAGAAGCATTGTAGAAGTTCTCAAGAGGCTTCATATCTGTTGTGTATGCGTGTTCAGGAGATGTAACTACCCAAACGTCAGCAGCGTTTGCGCCTGTAGCAGCAGAAGTTGTGAATACCTCTCTCTCTCCAGCAAAAGTGCCTGTTGTAGCAAGACCACCACAGAGGATAGGTGCGCCGTTATCTATATCGCCATAAGCCTGTGCTGTTCTAATAAGTGCGCCGTCATGTGTATAAGAACATGAGTCGCTTCTAAAAATTCCATGTGCCATAAACTTTAACCTTCCTTTCTATTAATCGTTATTTCCATATCGCTCAAATATGTCACCATAAGGAGACACTTTGGCGGGGGTTGTTTCTACTGAAAACTTCATAGTTTCAGCTTTTGTTGTTTTAGACTCTTTGAAAGCAAATGTGCTCATTGCAAATTTGCCAACAAGCATAATACATTCCTTATCGAGCTGTTCAAGATCGTATTCATTAGACTTCTCTTTGAGAAGCTTGTATTCGGGCATCTCCCCAATACGTCCATCATACTTTGCAAAAATTTCACTTTCAGCCTTTTCTCTCTCAGCCTTTTCAACTGCGAGCTTATAAGGAGTAAGAGTTGAAATCTGCTCGTTAAGTACAGTAATCTGAGCTTCAAAATCTGCGTTCTGTGCAGTAAGAGCATCAATCGTTACGAGTGCGTCATTGTAAAGAGCCTCGTAGTCTACGGGGATTACTTCGGGTTCTACAACAGGCTCAGTTTCATTTGAAGAAGTCTCAGGTTCTACTACTTCGGGTTCTGTTTCTGCTGTAAATTCCTTATTCTCGTCCATGTTTTCACCTTCCTTATCTTCAAAAGCAAAGACTTCGGACATAGCCTGTTTCATTTCATTCATCTTAATTGCAAAGTCATCTGCGCTGAAGTTAATAGGAGTTACATCTGCTGAAATAAAGCATGGTTCTACATTCTCCTCGCGATTATCAGACTTATAGAGGAGACAAAGAGCACTAAATTCAAAATCAAGAATTTCAACAAAATTACTATCTTCTTCTAATGGGCGATACTGCTTTGCGTCAATTTCCATTGATTGATTAAACCAAACATCTTCAGAGTAGATAGTTTCCTTTAATTCTGGGTATCTACCAGTCCAAAGTATAGCTTCACAAGTCAAATAATCAACGTCAGCACCATACTCATTAACAGTTTCCCACTCAAAGGTATCAGCCTTTACAACGCCAAAAGGAACGCAAAGAGACTTGATAGACCAATCTTCCCAATCAATGTACATATCATGTCCGCCAATTTTATACTCTCCATTTTCGTCTTTGAAAAGGTGAGCAACAACAGGTGCATAATTAAGAGAGTTGAGATGTGCTTCTACAACGTCTTTGTCAAAATAAGACATATTGCGGTTCTTTCCAGCCGCCATAACCTTAATCTTTACAAGGGTAAACTCGCTATTTAGTTCTTCAAGTACGGTAAACTTTGTAGATGAATTAACACTAAACTTATCCATTGTTCTTACTTCTACCTCCTTTCTCAGTAGTTTCTCAGATTACTCAGAAACACAAAAGGTTGCGTTGCATAAAATGCCATTCCTCGTCCGAATATTTTTCAGCCAAGTATTTCTGCAAACCTTCCGTATTGGCAAAAGCATAAACAGTCTTGCCGTTGAGCGTCGTCTTTGTATAAGTAAAGCCCATAGATGCAAGTTCTTCCTGCGTCTTGGGCTGTACTACGATAATAAATTTATCCATTTCACACCTCACTTATATTCATTAGAAGTGTTCTCGTTATTCTCCGTGTTGTCTGTAGGGTTATCTGTCGTTGGTCTACCACTTTCACCTTCAATACCGCCATTACTCAGAGTGTTTGAACTAATAAGCGGACGATTAAAGATTTCATCGCAACACTTCAGAATCTCATTTTCAAGATAGCTCTGATTTATCACATCTATAGGTTCTAAGCCAAGTGAAGCCGCATAATACAGTTTACTACACATTCCATATTGAGCCGCCTTGAAATAATAATTTTGAACTGTGTCAACCGTATATATACTTTGCTCCAAGAAATAAATCTCAAATAAATTTTTAAGATCCATTTTCTGTATCTTGACATTATACAAATGTTGTATTTGACGAATACACTTCATCATCATAGCTTCAACAGGGCGTATCGCAAGTTCAAGAGCTTGTGATGTAACATTATCCATAATACCAAACAAAACTGGAGCGATACCAAAGTTATCAAATAAGTCTTTAGTTGCTTCTTTGGTATAATTCTTTGCGTCATTAGTATTATCCTTTAGGTTGATAGCATCAACACTAAACGGCGACATTACAAGTCCTATGCCATCAGGAACAACACTTGAACTCATATTATAATACTTAGTCGCTTGCTCAAAGCTCAGTTTTGGTACACCATCCGTATCAGTCGGAATGCGATAATGAATAAGCTTGTAATTGTCAAGCATTGCGCCATCTTTTTTAATTTCTTCGTAAGTGTCAAGATCAATAATAGATTTAAAAATTCCCACAAACGGCGGTATTGTCCACGGCATTTCAGGATCAAACTTTATGCATATCTGCTTCTTAGGTTCAAACCAACGCTTAGTTTTATCTGGCTCAATAATCCATTTGCCCTCAAGGTCTTTTTTACCTCTATACGCCCAATACGCAGTTTCAAAATCCTTGCCATACTGTGGCAGATAAATGAGCGTTTTTTGCGTGAAATAGTCGAGGTCAAATGCAAATCTCCAAACACCATTTTCTACACTACTGATAATGCAGTATTCGGGCATCACAGGCTTTATAAAGTAATTATCCGTGTCATCATATTCAATTCCAAAGAACACACCATCAAGTAAGCAAGTAGTTAATATCTTTGGGATTTCCGTCTTTAACTTATAATGGCTAACTGTGCGACATAACTTGCGATACTCTTTATTAAATGAGTTTGCACCTTTACCCCCAGTATCGCCAACAGGTCGCAAGACATAATTATTCAACATTACTGTTGCAAGCATCGTTATTGCTCTACGATAGTGAGGAGAGACAGCGTAAAAGAAGTGACTAATCTCACGAAGCATTTTCTCGGATGATGGTTTGTCTGGACAAAGTAACGCTTTCAATATCCTATCTCGTGGGTGTTTCTTGAGAAAGATGTTGCGTTGCTCTACACTACTTGACAAATCCGCCAAAACTTGCTTACGAAGCCGAGCAAATTGCAAGAAGTCATAATATTCATTAATTTCTTCACTATTTATTTCTGCTTGATTCACTTAATCACTTCCTTTCAGTTATATCTTTTTGCGGGGCGAGCCATGAAGAAGTTTGCTTCTTCCTCAACTTTCGGTTTGTTTATTACACTTCCTCTACGTAATTCGTATAATCTATGAGCAAGCATAATCAAAACGTAGAAGCGGTCATCGTGCATACGATTTTCTTTCTCTTTAGATAACGCATAATTGACAGAAGTCCTTTCTGCATTTTCAGTCTTATGAATAGAAGTTACCTCATTTTTCATAAGGTCTATTTGAACTAATGCCATCTTCTCATCATCTGAAAGTTCATGATTTACCCATATCTCGTTACCTTCCGCGTCAACGCCATCAATAACTTTTATGAAGTCTTGCCCCGAATACTCATAAGGGAATTTAATAACACCTAAATCCATAAGCTCTATCATTTCCTCAACCATTTGAGTACGATATTTTTTAGGACTAATAAGCCTTAATTTATCACAGGCATTTGGATAACGACTAACATAAGTTTGATACAATTCATTCGTCTTATCAATAAATCCTCTATGAACCTTGCCGTATTTATCCGAATACTCATTCAAAAGTCCATCTCCGTAAGCACTGACACCACCACCGCCAGCACCCGCATCAATTTCGAGCAGATTCAGATACTCATAATCAGGATTTTGCCCATTATAAATATTAATTAACGACCTAAGTTCTTCCAATTGCCTATTAGAATCAAGTTTGTATTTTTTCTTAGTGGCGTTATCAATCATGTTTACACAATTTATAATGTCTCCACACCAACCCAATTCTTTGTCTTGGTAAACATTCATAACGCCTATAATGCTATTGTCTGCCGTTCTCGCAGGATCGAAGGCTATTACGATGTTACTATTTGGTTTCCAATGCAACGTAGGCAAATAAAAGTTCTCATTTCTACGAATAGTGTCCCATTTAACAATTTGACTACTTCCACCGTCCATTGTGGGCTGATTGAAATATTCTCTTAATGCCTTATCTTTATTACTCTTGAGAGCTGCATCAACTTTGTCTCTTGTGAGTAGGGGAGTATATGGCTCACCATTCATATAGGTTTGAATTGCTACATCACAAATCATGTCACAAACAAAATAATCTCTATCTCCTGCAATCATGCGCTTTGCAAAATTCTTATAGTGCTTATAGAATGTTTTATCCATTTGGTCTTGCGATGAAGCATAAACCAACTGAGTAGGCACTTTCCTATGCTCCGCTTCAGGATTATAGTTTTCTTCCGTAGATGTACTGAAATCGCTATTTTGCGTTGCAAACGCTTCGCAGACAGCTATTAATTCATCAGAGCAAAATGCGCTCTCATCAAAAAATACAAGCGTAGCCCTTCGAGAACGAGCTGAATCTGGACGACTGTTCAACGTATTAATTGAACTACCATTATAAAATTCTACTTCATATCCCGCTGGATTATGACTGAATCCAGTTTTGTTAGTTGCTGTCTTTTTCGTTTCTTTTTCGAGTATATCCTTTAAAGAACGAATAGAAGCCGCCGTCTTACCCATGCGAGTGATTATTTCTTCAAGCTTCGAGAATGTTTCCTTTGCCTGATCTCCGACGGATGAAACTATATAAATAGCTTGATTTTCATAAAGTACCGCCTTCAAAATCATAAGAATTGCGCCCAAAAAAGATTTGCCAAAGTTTCGACTACAACACCAAACACTATGTGATGCGTTCCATGTGCTTTGCAATATCCATTTTTGAGCATCAATTAATCTAATACCAAGCTAAAGTAGGTCTTCACACGCAATGCATGGATTCCTCCGATAATAAGCAATAGACTCGGCGTCTAATTCACATATTTTTTTCTTAATCGGAGTGAGAATAATTTTATTCCTTTTCAAGACCTACATCACCTCCTTTATATTATCCAGAATAATATTGCCATGACAATTTTTCACCAGTCTCAGGGTGTCTGCCAGCAGTTACTTGCCTTCCAGATAACGCTCCTTGTATATCTCCCTTTCCTATCCAACGTTTAGCATCATTAATTGAATCAAAAACCTGTCCTGTATTTATACAAATTATTGGACTGAAATTACCATTTTCAAATTTATATTCTGGGAGATTATCTTGTTTTTCTAAATATTCATCGTAATACATCCACCTTTTATATATTGATGGAGTATTCAATATTTTGTGGTATTTACAACTTTGAGTAATTGAATATTCACTAACATTTGTTTGCCGTTTAGCCTCTATAATGCTATAATATTCTTGATTGGTGTCTAAGCATATTACCTTATTAGCTTGACATTCTAATTGATTAATACGAGGATTGTATTCGCATAAACCAATTACATTTCCTTCAATCAAATAGTGTCTTAATCCACTTCGAGATGTTTTATATTTAGCCATAATATTTCTGAAAGACATACCATTTTTATAATCAGTACATACTTTAACAATTAAAGAATCTATTGCAAATTCGTGGCACTGTTTTAAATCAATATGAGAAAAATCAAAAATTGTACTTAACTCACTATTAAGAATTTGACTGGTGATATAATCATATTCCGACTTTCTGCAATCAACGACTATATATTTATCAATATATTTTGAAGCTAATTGCCTTTTAAAATCATCGTTAAGTTTAACGTCCTCCAAACTATGCCCACCATTAGTAGAAAAACTTTTCTCGTAATGTTGAATACCATTGGTTTCGATAATTACTTTTATTCCATTATATTCAAAATAAAAATCGTATTTATATTTGCTACACCATTTTTGATTTACTTTTGTAAATTGATATTCGTATGGTATACCCGTTTGATTCAATAAGGCAATCATAAATTTTTCAGGATAAGAAATTGAATCTCTGCAACGAGAACAATATTTATTATACTGAACTGATACTGGTTTAGTATGTCTTATTCCACCACAAGAAGGACATTTAAAAGATATTTTTTTATTTGTTCCAAATACATATTTATACCCGTCATCTGGATTATCTAATAATTCACAAATTTCAGGATTAGTAGTCCACATATCATTAAAACCAATCAAAACCTTTTTATTATGACAATATGGACACCCTTTGCCTTTTAATGTGTTATTGGGAGATGCATAAAAATCACCATTGCAGACATTGCAATGATGTTTTAATGAATCTCTATATACAGTATAATCATCGACTAAGATAAGATTCGGAGACAATTCTTTTAAACGTTTAGAATATTTTTCGTTATCC